GTACTATATACCGGAATGCGGTACACTTTGACCCTACCCCCTCCCATATACTTGAAATGATTGGAGAATCCCCAACCATTCTCAAGCTATGCAAGACTTATGCCAAGTTGTAAGTAGTTGATTGTATTGATAGTTATTTCTTGAACAATCGTTGAAAATCCTTTGACGGTCGTCAACAGCCGTCAGCAAGCGTCAACCACTGTCAACGACCGTCAAAGGAGTGTCATCATATGTAATAGATGTCATCATGTGTCATTGATTCGGGGTCATCGGGTCTACCGTAGAATATCCATGCTGATATTATGGTATGATACTTGCAATACCTTATATATTGCTTGCGCCTCCCGATTGAGTAAAAAAAAGTTGTTGACAGTCTTTCGATAGTCACATAGAGTCTCTTTAAACGAAACGCATGGAGGAATTACTATGAACCAGATCACTATCACTGTAGACAAGCGTGTGGGCGTTATCTTTAAGTCATCGTTTGGCGTCTGTACCTTGTCGCATGATGTCGAGTTTATTGATGTTCCTTGCTCTCCGGAAAATCCTGAAGGTTATGAGGAAGTGCCTTACGTACTGATAAGCGGCCTTGATGTAATTCCCGAGCATCGGCGTCAAGGGCATGGAAGGGCGTTGCTTAGGGCCGCCATAGCCTACGCAAGGGCGGAATTTCCGCATCTTCCTTTGAGGCTTGCGGCGGTTCCTGACTCTGACGGCATGGATCTTGAAGCCCTCATTGCTTTTTATGCTAGTGAAGGCTTCGAAGTGGTTGAAGCAGGCCCGGTCATCTGCATGGAATACCGGGGATAACAAACAAAAGGGGATATTTTTATGAAGACTATCGAACTTACTCCAGAGGAAAGAAATTTTTTAGGTGAAGTCGCCAACTTAAACGCTTTTTTCAGGTATGACGGCAGTGGAAGCGTCTTACTTTCTATAGCGGAAAAGTTGGATGGGGCCTCTGGCGTGAAAAGACCTTGCGAGGTGAGCTTTTCTGAGGCAGAAGAAAGCGCCATCGTCCCTATCTTGCGTCATATCTTAGCGCAGGAAGGGCCCTTAGTAGATAGTAAAGCCGTAAAATCTCATGTCAGGTCGACGAGACGACTTAGTGCCGCGATTTTAGCCACTCTGTTACATTAAAACGGGGATAATCCAGAAAAAATAACTTGACGACACGCATAGATTCCGATAAAGTCTTTTCAACGGCAAGGGAAAAGGTTTATCGGAATCTATGCGTGTCCTTCATCATAAGAGGTTGTCATCATGCCTATCCGCCACAAGTCCACTTTCTCTAAGATAGTCGAAAAGGTCGAAAGCCTGAACCGCCGCGCCGAAAAGCGCGGATTGGATCCTGCTTTCTCTATCACAGTTGAACGTGAATTTTCTATAAGGACGGAAGGGACTTACGAATATGAGGATTTTGTAGAATTTCATATCGACGGCGTATACCCCGCTATATCCGGCTATACTTTCGCCGCCGTGGTCGACCATGCAAGCGGCGGCATCATCTTCCGTAATCCTCTTTTCGTGAAAGATGTTGATCTGACTCCTTTTGCCGATCGTAACGTCTGTGATCACTGCGGGACGAAAAGAAAGCGTTCTAAGACCATCCTACTTTCCGACGCCGCAGGCAAGATCATTCAAGTCGGTACTTCCTGCATAATCGATTTTCTGGGTAAAGAAGCTGGCGCGCTCGAATTTTTCGCGGAAAACTCCGGAATTCTTGGAGATTCTGACAACGGCGGGCATTATATGAGTGCCCCGCATTATGCTACTGTAGAGATCTGCGCCATAGCTGTTAAGCTGATAGCGGATTTTGGTTTCGTGAAGTCTAACACGCCAGGAAGCACGGCAGCTAAGATCATGGATTTTGTCGACGATCATTACCGCTCTTTTCCCCGTGATTACGACTTCACAGTTACGGCGGAGCATACCGAACAAGCTCTTAAAGCTATTGAATTTATTAAAAATTCAGAACGCAGGGGAGACTATCAGGAGAATGTTTTCCGGATCATAAGCTCGGGTCGCTGCGAAAAGCGCGTGTTCGGCTTTATCGCGGCGGGCATTCGCGGCGCTCTTGCTGATATCCGCAAGACTTCCGAGTATGAAAAGACCGAGGAAAAGGCTGTTGTGGACTTCCCCGCTGTTGGCACGGTTATTGCTAGTGAGGAAGTCACCATTGAAAAGATATTCACTTTTGAAGGCATGTACGGTGCACAGCACATTTTTATTATGAAAAGCTCCGCAGGTATTCCTTATGTCTGGAAAACCTCGACTTTTCCGGACGCCGAAGAAGGCGGCACGTACATCATCAAAAAGGCGAAAGTCAAGGCTCATGACGACTACAAAGGCAAGAGCCAATGCCGACTTGAAAGAGTCTCTTTCATCCTTCAAAACTAAAACAGCACCCATGACAACTATAATGCGAGGGGATTTATCCCCCCCCTCGCATTATAGTTGTTTAGTTGTACCGCATGATACAAGGTTTTTGCGTATCGATATCGGGTATACTATAAAGGAATTCTTTTATCCGGTAGTATAAAGACGCTCAAAAATGCCGATTTAAGCGACTATTTAAAGAAATGTAGAGGTTACATGAAAGAGAAGAAAAGGCCACAGAAACGATTTATGCGAGAATAAAGTGTTCTTTATTATGCAGTCAATCAATCATGGTTGCGTGCGCTCTAAGAAAAAATGGGGGAAGCAAGGCAAGCTAACATAAACTAAAGAAAGAAACGTGGGGGGGTTCGAACCAAGCTAAAGTTTTTGGGCGGGGTTAGGGATAATCCAAAAAAAATATCTAAAAATTGCTTGACAGTTTGAACCCGCAAGGATAGATTGGCCTTACGGGTTCACACAAACCACAAAAAGAGGTTATATGTCATGAGGTCAGCTTCCATCCGTCAGATTATCAAGGCCGTTGGCGGTTCCAATATCGCTATCAAGAAACATTTCTATTATGTCTCTGGATTCTTTGATATGGAATTCAGTGACAAGACCATCACTTACTATGTTTTGTGTTCTGACGTTCGCTTTTTCAAGTACAAGGATACTCAAGAGCCACAAGTTATTTTTCGGAAGGTGAAAGATAGGAAAGACTTCACCGGGGAAAAGAATCTTGACTTCAACCAACTGGCACACGGCGCAGGGTTCAAAGTCAAGATGCCTTCTTTCTAACCTCAAGCCTAAAGGATTGTCGGATATGAAGAATTTCCGTAGGATTGTTAAGGCTATGATTTTCAAGGCTTCCAGAAAGTACAGCGTGGGTCTTGAACCTTCTTTTCTTATGACATACTATAAAAGCGCGGATAACCGCCGCGCTAGTGATATAGCGCGAAGCATAATTAAAAGTGTGGGTTTGCCTCTTTGCAAAGAATTGCAATATGATCCGGTTATCGCTAAAAGGCTGGATCTTCTCGTTCACTTTTGGCGTTTTGTGGCGTTCTCTGTAACGTGCGAGGATAACGACATTTTTAAAGTCGTTAGAGCTAGGTATATTGACCTTATTCAAAATAAATATTTCAGTTAAAAAAAGCTCTTGACAGAAAAAGATTGCTGGCATAAAGTCTTTTCAACTGTTCAGGAAACTATTCAACAAAAGAGGTTATCAGGATGAAGCTTACTACCGCTTGCCGTATTTACCTTTCCGCGTCTTTTGATGCTAAGTCCCTTGCTTTTGCTAACCTTACCTTGAAAAAGACAGGCGTCCGCATTGAGGCCCGGCGCGTGGGCGCTAAGTCTCGCGTCTATGTCGTGGTTGGCGGTAGTGGTCTTAGAGGCATTACCGGAAAGAGTATATCGGAAGTCATGCGGCGCATTATCGAGGTCTCCGAGAATACGAATTTCCTCGGGTTCCTCAACTCTGTTCTTAGCGTGTGCGGAATCATGGCATTGCCTTGCGTAGTCTTTACCGCGATTCATTCCGCTGTATCTTACCTGTAGCACTCGGAAAAAAAAGGGGGGGGGGAACTCGGCATGTACAAAGGATCTGCTATCAGCAAGCTGTCTTTCAAGCGCAAGGCAAGCGCCGCGATATCCCGCGTTGCGCTTGCGGCTACCTTTGCCGCCGTGGTGATCTCCCCTTTTTTCGCTAGAATCTTTTTCTAAAAAATGTGGATTTTTTTTGTTGACAGGAAAATGTACATCCCGTAAAGTCATTTTTAAGGAAACAATCTAAACGAAAAGAGGTTATCACCATGAAAGCTATCGATATCAAAAATGTTATTGAATACCTTCCTGCCGAACGTTCCGCATGGCGTAGGGGTGTTAAGCAGTACGCTATGGACCTTATCGAAAATTTGCCTGATTTTCAGGATCTTAACACTGAAAATTGCCGGGAAGTTCTTCTTAATGGCGCGGGGTCGTGGAAGGAATGGGCATATGGCGGGTGTGGGCTTGTGTATGACTGCGCAATTGCTGAAAGGTTGTGCACGCCGTCCGAGCTTCGCAAGAAACGCGGCGGGGAACTTGAGCCTAGCTTGCGCGAATCTTGGCTTGATGTTGAAGCCCGCGCCGTGGGACAGGCAGCAGCCGCGATTAAGGTCATAGTTTCCGTGGGACAACGTGAAGCAGGTAAAAAACTTCTCTTGACAGTAAGCCCTTTTTAGTAGAGAATCAATCTAATTTAGCATGAGGGGGAGGAATAAAGATGGAACGCGAAAAGATTTTAGCATCCGCGATTTTGCGGATTGAATCCGCGTTAAGCAATCGTTGCGCGATACAAGGGAAGCGGGGAAGTGTAAACGACCGTCTTTTCTCTACTCTTTCCGATATCATAAAGGAAACGGATAAGCTTGTGGAAGCTATCAAAAAAGTAAATCAACTTGAATCAGATCTTGAAGGCATGGAACTTGCCATGCATTGTGTCAAGGTAGAGCTTCAAGCTGAAAAAGATAAACTTGAAAAACTCCAACAAAAATTTGCTTGACAATCATTTCATGAGCATATAGAGTTAATTTCAACACAACAACACTTTAACCACATAAAGAGGTTATTACCATGCACAAGCGCATTTATCTTTCCGACTTTATGGAAGCCTTTGACAACCACGGGCGCGACGATCAATTTTCCCCCGCCGCTCTTGAAGCCCTGTTTGAATTCTTTGAAGAACTTGAGGATGAAACCGGGGAACTGGTAGAGCTGAATGTTATTGATATCTGCTGCTCTTTTACGGAATATGACAGTCCGCAGGATTGCGCTAATGAACTCGGGCTTAACGCGGATGGTATGGACAGCGAGGAAGTCATTGATCTTATCCGGGATCACACGCTTGTGATTCCCCTTAAATCCGGCGGCATTGTGATTCAGAATTATTAAAAAAAGCTCTTGACTCTGATAAAAGAAGGGTATATACCCTTCTTTAGAATGATTCAGGAACTTTTCAAAAATGATCTTTAACAAAAGAGGTTTTATCATGGGCTGGACAGTATCGAACATCGTAGCGGATACCAGAGCTAAGGCTGTAAAAGCGGGTATCTTGTTTCAAATGAGCGGGAACAAAGTTCTTTATGTATCCAACTGCGCTTTATCCACTATTTTCGTAGCATATTGCGAAAAAGGGGAAGTTCGCGGCATCGTGGTAAAGGCTACAGCAAAGAAAAGCTTTTATAGTAGCTTGCGAGAAGTCGCAACAAAGTTTATCCCGTTGGAAATGGGGCCTTTTGACTATGCTTGTCCGAAAAAATTTCTTGACATGATTACGCCTCCCACGGTACAAGAAAAGTACTTTTTGAATTGGTACTTGAACGCTTGCAAGTACCACGGGATCTAACTAAAAATTCTTTTCATATCCTGTTAAATTTAAAGAGGTTATCAAAATGAGAAGCTATGTATCTGTCAAGGCCCCTAAGTCTTACGTCCATGATTTTTACAACCGCATGATCACAGAAAAAGGGGTTGATTTTCTTTTTCGAGATGTTTATGCAGATGTTAATTTTCGTCTTGAGCACGGGTCCCCCGTCTATTACTTGCACCGTGCTTGCGTCGTGAAGAAGGCAAGCGACGATAGGGAAACCTATACCGTTTTTAGCTATGATACTCGAAAGAGTGAAAAGGTGTCTTTTGTAGATATCCTTGCTTTCGCGTTCTGGGATGAAGTAGGGGCAAAGTCCGTATCTGACAAGCTCTTGAATCGCTTGGCTACGCTGCTCGACATGGATGGAGATGCTTGTCTCGACGATTGGATTGCTCCACTTTTGCCCTTTCTGAACATAGAATGCCCGAATTGCCAAGAGCGCGGATTTATTGACGTTTGGGACACGATTCTTGATCTCACCGTGAAGCATGAAATTGAACAGCCCGTCGAATCTTACTTTGAAAAGCGCAAAAGGGAGATCATGAAGGATATTGCGGATCTCTATTGTGGGCATAAGGTAGAATCTATCTATAAATTTAATGATATAGAAATTGTCCCTTGTCTCCATGATCTTCTTCCTGATCTGTACATAGGCGATATTTTCGCGGGGTCATGGGGCTACAATATGACAATTCCCCATATTTTCCAGATAGTTGCATTTTCTGATTCTGGGAAGTGCGCTATCATGAAGCAAATACCGTACCAGCCAGATCCCGAAAGCCCTTTCTCTGGGACAGGAAAAATTCAAGGTCTGGAAGCAAGTACCATAGCTTATATCCGAGAAGAAGCAAAGAAAAACGGCGGCTTTAACCCTAAGAAATTTATAAGGAAAAAGATTCAAGTGACAAACGGGATCTCATATCCGCAGTATTATATCGCAACCAGCAAAACAACTCTATTCAAAGCAAATGACGGGGATGCAATCCCTTATAACCTTGTGGATTAATTCAAATTTCAATAAGTAAATCAATTATTCAATTACGAAACCACGTCAATATGATTTTCTACATGAAAAAGTATTGACGTGGTTTCGTAATTTTTGTATTGTGTCTTTGTTGGCGACGGGGAATATTCTTTGAACACTAAAAAAAGAGGTTTCTACTATGTTCATTCGAGATCTAAAAGATGGTTCTGTCTTTCGTGTGGACGGTAACATCCCTGCGGGGTTCAAAGGCGGCGATATCGTGAATGCGTGTGAACGTGTGGACGGTAGCTCTTGCGTAGGCTTAACTAGCGTAAAGATAAGCTATGCAAAGAATCCGCCGAAAGGCTGGCAGCTACCGAATTACCACTATTCTGCAACATGGGATAAGCAATATAGCATTTTTGTTATTTACGAAAAAGATGCTATTGTCCCTGACTGGTATTAAAAAAAGGGGAATTACATATGAAAAATCATTCTGAAATTGTTATGGCCGCCATTGATGTTATCATGCGTGATTGTGCCAAAGGCGTTTTTAATGACGAATATGCTATTGTGAAGATCCATGAAATTGTGCAACCATACATTCTTTATAGAGAACATATGGCCAAAATAAACATGCTAAAGGCGGATATTCTTGAACTAAAGAAAAGCCTTAGCGACATGGAAGACCGTTTTGATAGCGCATGTCAAGAGCGTGATAAAGTTATGGATAAGCTAAATTTGCGCATTGATGAAGTACTTTAATAACAATAATGGATTCTAATAAAGAGGGGGGGGGAAGGCTCCCCCTCTTTAAACTGGATTCGTTATACAATAACATATAAAAGAGGTTATTCTATCATGGAAAAGGGATTTTTCGGCAGACGGTTTTCTCCTATTAACACCTTGCGAATGATCAAAGAATGCAAGGGAATGCGTTCTTATCATGAAAAAACACCTGATAGGAAAAACTATATTCAGGACTTAGGCGTTTTTATAGGAGATCCGTTTGCTAAGGGCAATTCCAAACTTGCGAAAAATATCCTTATATTTGACTTGCTCGCTGTTGATACGTGTTTGAATTGCGCCGATTGTGCGGGATCCTGTTATGCTCGGAAAGCGCAACGGCAATATACCCTAACTTATAACAAAAGACTCTTTCATACATATCTTGCCTTCAATGATCTTGCGTGTCTTGAACGTATAACATCGGATTCATTGAAAAAATCCTCACGTCCATTCGTGCGTATTCATTCCTCGGGGGATTTTGTTTCTCAAGCGTATGTCAATATGTGGAAACGGATAGCTGATAAATTCCCGGAAAAACGTTTCTACTTTTATACGAAAGTGTCAAATATTTTTGACTTTTCGGAATTTGTGGCGCTTCCCAACGTCAACATGGTCGAATCTGTGTTGCCGGATGGATCTATTAACTTTGGTGATGAATCCTACATTCAGGAGAAAAGTCAAATGTTTGGCTATCATATATGCCCTTATGGTAGAAAAGGCTATGCCCCGGTCCATTGCGGGGACGAGTGCACACTTTGCATGGAAAAGCCGCATATTTTATTTAAACTACATTAATTCAGATAGTTAAAGGCGAGGGGTTTCTACCCCTCGCCTTATAGTCGTTTCTTTGTATTACATGATGCAAGGACTCTTTTGCTATATCTGTATCAGATATTCTATAAAGGGTTTTTTGTATCATGTGGTATAAAGAAAGGCGTCTTTTCGCATATGCACGGTACAGCTTGAGCACGGTACAGCTTGAGCACGGTACAGCTTGAGCACGGTACAGCTTGAGCACGGTACAGCTTGCCCGTATCCATGAGAAAGAAAAAAGATGCTCACAAATGCCGATTTAAGAAGCGATTTATTGAAACGTAAAGGAGAACCCATGAAAGAAACAAAAAGGCCGTATAATCGATTTACGAGGGAACAAATGGATAGGCAATGAAACATAACATTATCACGAAAAGAAAAGCATGGGCGGCGTCTAGTGTATAAGCTCACGTCTTTACACGGTCGCGCCTCGCCTTGCGGCGTCGTGCTTTTGCAAGTCTTGACGCTCTCTTGCTCTGTACCTATAGGGCGGCATTGGTTGCGCGTACAATCAACCAGTCTTGATTGTTCGGTCAATCAGCATACATTGATTGCACAATCAATCAATCCGGGTCGCGTGCGCTCTAATACAAGGTGGGGACCTCGATCCAAGCTAACATTTTCGAGACAGGTGGGGAGCGCAAGCCGAGCTAACGTAAACGAAAGAGGTGGGGGATGCGAGGCAAGCTAACATTTTTGGACGAGGTGGGGATCTCGATCCAAGCTAACATTTTTGGGGCAGGTGGGGAGTATTTTCGGAGCTAAAATTTTTTCATAAAATAGAAAATTTTGTTGCATGAAAACTCAAAGTAGGGTAGGTTGATCTTAACACAAGGAGATGAGGTAATGAAAGATAACTCGGAAACTCGTCATTTCATAGGATACCTTCACACGCATAATATCACAGGTGTTATCATTGGTGTCGATTCCAATGAAATTCTTGGTTTCGTAAAATCGTTTGTAACCAATCGCCGGGACAGAGTTAAAGCGGGGATGCTTGAGGTTTTTAATTCCAATAAAGGCGAATTTGAACCTGCCGTGATGCTCGTAGAAAAGGTAAAGTTCTCTTTTAATTTTGAAAACACGAAAAAGTATTGGAAGAGTGGAGGGCGTGAGATTTTTATATATAGGTCCAGATTACCTTATAGAGGAACTCCGTATTTTGTAAAAGAGAATGGTGCTTTGAGTGATACGCGGATGCAAATGTATATCAGAAATTACCGCGAAGCAAATAACGGTGCAAATCATGGAAGAACAAATCAATGGATTGTTCCTCCGGGAATTTTGGGTGGTGAGATATGGAGGCAGAAGCGAAACGAATTTAATAAATCATAAAATCACGAAGTCATAAAATCACGAAGTCATAAAATCACGAAGTCATAAAATCACGAAAAAAGGAAAACATACATGATTCCAGATAATTTTATTTACGTTATAGCAATTCTTAGCGTGATTTTCTTCTTTACGATTATTGGGACGAAACGATAAAAAAGAGGAGGTATCTTAAAATGAAATACAGCGATATTGTGGATAGGCCAGCATATAAGGCTCCGGATAAATGCCCTATCTGTGAGGACTGGCCTTTTAATGGTTATACACCAGATATAAAAACAACGGAAGATGGAGAAACGGTATTCGTTTGGAGATGCCGGAGATGCTCCTATAATTACGTGGTTCCGGGAAAAAAGGTTTCCCAAAAGACCGAACATTTAAAATATATTTTTATTAAAATTTTTTGGGAGGATTTAGGCAAAACTTTGATATGCTCCGCATTGGTCTTTATAGGTGTATTTGGGTTAGGTTGTTTGGGACTCCTGCTTTTCGAATCACTCTTTAAGTAATTTAAAAAAAATGGAGATAATTAAATGAAAAACGATATTCGTATTTCAGTACCAGCGTATGATTTTGGAAAGGACTGTCCTGTTTGTGGTAGTTCGAACACTGTTTTTCAAAAGGATGGAAGCGAACTAAGAGAAGATGGGGAAATGGTTTTTATTTGGAGATGCTCAATGTGCGGGCGTGAATATGAAGTTCCCTCAAAAGAGATTTCCCAAAGAATGTACGTCATGAAAAGGCGTTTTATTGAAAAGTTTCCCGAATTAATTACATGCGGAGTAATCATGGCTCTAGCCGGATTTGGTGCAGTGTCCTTGTTTATAATCTTTATGGTGTCTATTTTTAAATAAATATAATTGTTGACATACTAACGAAAATTCGGCATAGTGTGTTCACGAAGAATTTATCTACGAAGAATTTATCTACGAAGAATTTATCTACGAAGAATTTATCTACGAAGAATTTATCTACGAAGAATTTATCTACGAAGAATTTATCTACGAAGAATTTATCAAGGAGGATGAAATGTCAAATATTTCTCAGAGGAACGTAGAGCGAAGGAAAGAACTTTTTACTCTCATTTTAAGTAGAAAGACGGATAAAGAGCTAGCTCATCTTTGTAGAACATCATCCGGGCGTTGCACGGTATATGCAGTCTGCCCAGATGCAAAAGAAGGTCGATGCCCGCTCAAGGCTATGTGTGGTAACGTAGATGAAAGTCATTGGAGCGAGGTGAGAGCTATGGTAGAAAAAAAGGAGGATAATAAATTGAAAAGCGTAGAACATGAAGACCAGCCGAAGAAGGTCGAAGCACCTTTTCCTCTCATTGACTCCAGTTTTCTTGATGAAGGCATAGATTCTTATAAATCTTTGTTTGAAGAAAATTTGGTTGAAGGTCTTGCTAGACAATGTAACGACCTTAATGGCTATAGTACGTGTCCTCTAGCAAATAGTGAAGCCCCCTGCCCTTTCGGAAGTAATAAGTGGTGTTCAGAAATCATTAAAGAAGATTGGAAGAAGCTAAAATCCTATGTACTTGAAAAAACGAAATCGAGTGACGTGAACCAAAAAAATATGGAGCGGGAGAAAACTATGCCAGATTTTTCAGATATTAAAACAATCTATGTTAATAATAATTTGGACGATTATAAAAATCTTTTGAAAACGGTAAGTTTCGCTAATCCAGCTATTAACGCTGATCACTGTAGACGAGCCGCTCTTGATAGAACTGGAAAATGCCAACTCTCGGAGAGGTCTATACTGTGCCCATTTAATACAATGTGTTCAAAAATGGGTGCGGAACAATGGGAAAATCTTGCAATGTATGTAAAGGAAAAGGAGGAAGCTAATATGCAAAGAGAAACTAACATCCAGAGAGAAGCTCATACACAGGAAATCAATACTCAGGAGGATATTGTGCAGGAAACTAAGGAATCCCCTGTTCGATGCTACTATGCTTTCATGGTAAAAGAAGAAAAGATTATTTTTTACAAGGGCGTTTTTACGAGACGTAAGACTGTACCTGTGGCGTTTACCGCTGAAAGCCAACGAGATCTTTTTGTTCGTAATTACGAATGCTCCTACGCAGTGAGCCGTAGGCAGCTTTTGCATGAACTTGCGGACGCCTATCAGGATAGAAGTATTACGGAGCTGTCTAGGGTAATCTCGGAAATTCGGAGACGCGCAATCTCCGCGACAGAGAATAGTAACGGAGCCATTACTTACAGTGACTATCTTTACTTCGATATGGCGGAAATTGTTTTTGATATCTAAACTATAAACTCACTATATGCAGCGTGCCCGAGATCGATAAAGACACGCTGCATATAAAAAGGGGTGAAAATATGAATCTTTCCGAATGTTTGAAAATATTCCCACATGATCGGTATTTTGATGACCTTGAAGTTAATCCTATGCAGCTTGCGGAGCACTATTACTTTAGGAAAAACACCAGACCGGGAAGCATTGATTATAGGGATTCCGCACTTGCTTTGATGTTAGCGGAAGGCACAGATTTTTCTTCGACCGATAACACTACCCATTTGATCCACAGATTTATTGATGTCAAGTGTATTCAGTGTAAGGGTAAGATGCACTATAAGACAGCACATGGCTCTGAGCATACGAATGTCATTTTCAAGTGTGATTCCTGCGGAACGGAACTTACTTTGTGCCTTGCAAATTTTTCCGTAAAATTTAAAAAATAGAAAAAAATGGTTGACTCCTATGAAAAGTTTCGATACATTCAGTTTCGTTGAAAGGATGATTGTCGCTGCCATAGTGGTCTTTGTGTTTTCTATTCTTCCAGCATGTAGTCATGCTGAGAATGCAAACGATGAAGGCTACGAGGGCATAAAAAAAGTAAATCTACGAAAAGGAGAAAAATTTGTAGGGATGAGTCAAGCCTATAAACGTGGTGGTCTAATCATAACCACGGAAAGACCATTAGACGAATCCCCCAAATGTTATACGGTCTATAGAGATCCTCTTCTCTGGGATGGATTGGAAATAGAGCTAAGAATCTGTGAGCAATAAATAAACTAAAAGAGGATAAAAATGAAGATTCGTAATTTCACCGGACACGATATTAATATTTACAATCCTTCTGGAACTGTTGAGCTGCTTCGTTTTAAATCCGAAGGTATGGCTCGGGTTAACTATATCCGAGAATATGATGGAGTATTCTGTCCTGATCATGGACCCTCACTTTACGTACCTGTAAGTGAAATTGTGGAAAGAGAGATTAAAGGCTTGCCCGCTCCCGCCAAGGATGTTATGTACATCGTAACGAACATGGTTTTTGACTCGTCTGACAGGATTGATTTGCTTTGCCCCGACGAACTTGTACGGGACGAAAATCATCGTGTTAAAGGATGCTCTAGTCTTCGTAGGCGCACCGTTTTTAATTCTTAAAGAAAGAGGTTAATTGTCGTGCAGACGTTTCTTCCCACTCCTGACTTTCTTGAAACGGCTAAGATTCTGGACAACAAAAGATTGAATAAGCAGATTGTTGAAGCGTACCAGATTCTTTCGGGCCGTGTACCTACAAAGAACCATCCGGCTTGTCTTATGTGGGAGGGGCATGAATACGATTTGAGTAGATATATCGCAACTTTGTGTTCCGAATATTATATGCGATTCGGAAAGTCACATGCAATTCGTGAGCATTTACAGGGCGTAAAATTTTATAGTTTTGACTCTACCAAAAAACCTTTTTGGCTTGGGGATGGTCTTTTTCACTTCTCACAAAGGGTCAATCTCTTGCGTAAGGACTTTGACTACTATCATACGAAAAAGTTTTTTGGCGGCATTAGCAAGGACTCGTTGGATTGCTACCCAAAGGGTTACTACTGGCCTGTAGCGAAGCCCAATGGAACCGCGCATAAAGATAGAATGAATTGGATTGAATGGAGTTCCGAAAATAATTTTTAAAAAAGTGTTGACAAGGTAACGAAAATTTCATAGTATGCGTTTCAAGAGAAAGGGAACACGGAAATATTCTAATCAAACCATTTTAATCAACAAGGAGAGATCAACATGGCTATTATGATTCCTACCAGCTTTTTCTATGGCAAGAAGACCCCTGAAAAGCCTTTGCGTTGTGCCGAGTGTGGCAAGCCTCGCGTAAGAGGGACTCAGCTTTGCGACAAGTGCAAGAAGGAATTTCGTATGCCGCCGAAGGCCCCGAATTACGCGAAGCCCGAATAGCCGGATCTTGTAAAGTGGTGGGGGCTTAATGCCCCCATGCTAACAAAAAAAAATAAAAGAGGATAAAATGGAAGAAGAAAATGTAAAGCGTGAAGCTTCTTATGGGACCATCCGTTTGTCAAGGGCGCAAATCGGTGGGGGCGGTCAGTTCTTCTTTGGCTCTAAAGTAAGAGTAACTAATTCGATTTTTCTTGAAATCAATAACGCTGAAATCGTTACAGACCACGGGGAGCAACGAGTTAGGGATGCTGGAGGTGCCCCGCTTATCAGGGTCGAGCTTACTCCACTCCAATTCTCTGAGCTTCTTATGTCTGCTGATAGATATGAAGGTGTCCCATGTACCATCACTCGGCATCCTATCCACGGCTCCGTAAAATATGTCCGAGAAGGAATTAAGACAGATGCCGACCTTGCGGAGGAAGCATTTAAAAAATCCGTTGGGCGGCTTAAAAACACATTGGCTAAGGACGCTATAGCAGTAGTTAATGAATCTAAGTTGTGCAAACGTGACAAAGAGCGAATCCTACGGGTGCTCGACACCGTAGAGCATAACCTTACAGCTAACAGTGAATATAACCTCAAATGTCTCCGTGAAGCCATAGAACGTACTTTAATGGAAGCTAAAGCTGAAATGGAAGGGTATATTCAAAATCGGTGCAAGCAGCTTGGCCTTGAAAATCCGTATGAAAAGGAGGCTATTGAATGAGATATCTCAAAAAAGATGTAGGGGAAATAATTACTATTAGCGATATTGCTTACATGCACACTCAGGCTTGTAAAGATCTTGATAGACCCTGCTTATGGAGTGAATGTCCATTCTTTCATAGTGTATTGTGCGATGAAATTGAACAATCAGATTGGATTGAGGTTTTGGAAAAAATGGTTAAGGAGGAGCTTGTAAAATGAGCATCAATAAGAAAACCGTAGACACCGCAATCTTTGAGTGCGAAAGATTTCTCGAACGGGCAAGGCTCGTAGCCGCTCTTGGCTACGAGTATGCTGGAGTAACGTATACCGCAGCATTGAAACGGTCTTGCGCGGAAGTAAGAAACGCTATGGTAGCCGTAAAAAAGGAGGTAGGAGTGGAAGAATGGGAAAAAGGATATCTCCAGCGTTCTATCCAAGAATGGAAGCTCCGGGAAAAACTAGATCATAAAGGCGGCTCCGATGAATAACGAAAAAACGGAAAAGACAGAAAACGCATCTTCAATTTTACAAAAGACGGAAGATGATATCCTCATGTTTTTGGTTTATGCTATAATCAATCTTGTTTACGTTGTTGGTTTGTTTGGGTTTCTTCTACCGTTTTTGATTAGCTCCGAATCTACGGCCTTGGTCCTGACCGGAGCGGCATTGATTGTTACTTTTCCGATAATTGTGTTTTTGAGTTATAAAACCTTTAAAAGTATTTTTAAGGAAGACGTATAATGAAAAAGATCATCGCGTGTATTACTCTTGTTTTTGTCTTTGCTTTCGGCATTTACGCTCTTACTTGCATTGAGAAGGTCGAGGCTGGATCTGTTGGCGTAAAGGTGAATCTGCTTGGCTCGTCGAAAGGAGTTGAAGTAGAAATTCTCGGTGTGGGTCGACATTGGATCAGCCTTAATGAACAGCTTTTCACGTTCTCTACGGCGCAGCAGACAAAGGAATGGCGAGGAACCGGAAATAGCGGCGCATTCCAGTTCCAATCCAAAGAGGGACTTTCTCTCAGTGCTGACGTTTCCCTGTCCTACTCCGTTGATCCCAATAAAGTGTCTTTGCTTTTCCAGACGTACAGAAAGGGCATTGACGAAATCACGAATGTATATGTTTACAATATGATTCGAGACGAGATTGTCCGTGCCGCTTCTACAAGGACTTCCGAGGAGCTTTACGGAGAAAAGAAGACTGAGTTCATTATGCAGGTGACAGAAGCTGTCCGCGACCGCCTCGCGCCTCTTGGGATTAAAATTGATTACATTGCCATTGTCGGCAATATCTGGCTTCCCCAGAACGTAAAGGAAGCGATTGATGCTAAAGTGGGTGCTATTCAGATTGCTACGCAGCGCCGCACAGAAATTGAAACTGCGCAAGCTGAGGCGGATAAGAAGAAAGCCGAGGCGGAAGGACGCGCCGAATCCATGCGAAAGATTGCGGATGCCGAAGCATATTCCATTACGAAGAAAGCGGAAGCCCAGTATACGGCGAATAAGAAGCTCGCTGAATCCCTCACTCCTGAGCTTATCCGATACATCATGGCTACTGGATGGAATGGAGTTCTGCCCAAGGTTACAGGAGAGAATATCCCCATGCTGAGTATCCCCCTCGAATAAATGTTAATAAAGACTTGTGACAATCTAAATGCGGTTTTAGTTGTCACAAGTCTTTATTTTTATCTTGTAGTTTAAACAAAAAAGTATTGACACCTCCAAGATAATTTCGTAGTATCTATTTCAAGAGAGGGAGGAAATGGGCATGAAAAACGAGCCAAAGCAATTTACGAGAGAAGAAGAGATTGAAGCTAACCTATTCGCATATGAGCTTTTGATGCCAGAGGAATTGTTTAGAGAGAAAGCAGCGGAACATAACTACAGTATTACTAGGCTCTCAATGCTTTTCGGAGTTTCGAAACCTCATGTTCTTACGAGGCTTATAACTTTGGGATTGCCGGATAACCGATAAAAATTAAAGGAGGCTCGAAAATGACAAGAAAGGAAAGAAATGTATTGTGGTGGTACTTTTCTACGCAAAAATCCGCGCTAGCATATGCCCTGCGATTCATAGTAGCTTTAATCTTTTTTTATATTTCAATTTGTTTTATGGCAGGGGATATTCTAAATCCTTTTGGGGAATACATTTCTCGCTATGGCGATGATTTTGGGGTTATAACACGAATGTTTGCTTATCTTTCAGGGATAGCGTTTGCTGTGATACTTCCTTCGATAGAAAAATAACACAAAGGGATGTCATCTGTGGAAATGATTAGAAACGTAAAAAATTATATAGCTTTATCGATGGACTTTTCGGGCATATTTTTAAGAACGCTGGTCATTTTAGTTATTTTGTATGTAGGGATGGTTTTTGTAAACGGAGATTTTTTTTCAATCCTTTTATGTCTGTGCCAAATCCAGATGGCGTAGATATTGCTAAAGGAATTAGAGGCATAGTGCTTGTACTATCTTTTTTCTTATCGCTTATGCTTCCATCTTTAATTGAAGATTCAAAAAGGATATAGATTATGATGAAGTTTAATGTTTTTGATGAGGTGTATCATTTTGGCTATGGTTGGGGTGTTGTCGAAGAAATTACCCATGAAGGAGAAGAAGGGCACAAAATTAGCGTAAATTTTAAAGATGATGAGAGATATGATCATACTCAATGGTTCGATACTAAGGGTATAAAATGGCACAGTGATCATTCATATCCTTCTATATTTCTCAAAAAAGAGCTTACCACGGATCTTATCAAAAAGGCACTCTCCAATCACTCTGAAATTTTTTTGCAAAGAGGGCCTATCCCCCAACACCTTGCTCCTATTTTAGTCAGAGATAATGATAAGGAGAAATGGATAAAAACATTTTTTAGGGGAATTTCAACTAATAATGTTTTTCCAATAAAAACAACAATGGACTATTGGAAAATTGCCGCCATATGTAATGAAGAAACCGAGTATGCCGTAAACAAGTGTGTAGATATTCCGGAAAAGTATATCTTCTATAGAGGTGAGGATTAGAATAATGAAAACATGGATTTATCTGGATGACGAAAGAACGCCTTCATATAATTTCTTCCAAGATGTGGATGAAGGTGACGGTGAAGATTTTGAAGTCTACACTGTTCGTAGCGGAAAGCAGTTTATGAGGATTATTGAAGAAGTGAATCCCCACGGCATTAGTCTTGATAATGACCTTGGAGGCTCGGGGTATCTTAGTGAAGGTTATCAAGTCCTGAATGAAATCGAAAAATTGATTTCTGAGGGTAAGCTCCCCAATCTTCGAATCGTTAGGGTGCACTCGGCTAATCCTGTAGCCAAGCTCAGAATGGTTACTATCGCAAAGGAAATGTTTCAAAGGTTCGGAAGAAAGGATGGTATTGCATTCGCTACGTATCATGAGCCTAGCGGGGATAAAAACGACGCGGTTTTCTATAAAAATAAGTAAAAATGAGGATTGACATCATGAGAAAAAGAATGTACGGTCTTACAAACAAGGAAAAAGAGTGGCTTAAAAAAAGACGCCCATGTCATGAAAATCCGTGTGTAGATTGCTTAAGCATAAATAGATCAGATTGCCGATACTCTTGTTACGCATTAGAATATTACGATAAAAAGCTCACCCCAGATTATATAGATGCTCTTATGTTCGAGTCTCGCGTAAAGATTAAACTGATTAGCATGGATTACAACGATGTTCCTTGCGCTCACAGCATGAAGGCATTGTGCCCGCGCAAAGGTGGAAGCTTCCCCGGTTGCGGCAATTGGTGCCTTTTGCGTGAAGCTGAACTTATGGTCGAAGCGGAAATGGAACGTGAAGAAAGGATGGTAAGAAATGAACGAAAGTCTTAGATTCCTTACAGAATTGGAAAAGCTGAGGAAAGCCGCTACGAATGGAGGCGATTGGCATCTTGACGAGTCTCGTTGTCATGGAGCCATTAACTGCGGAGACAAACATATCGCAATGGTAAGCATGTACGTCTGTAATGACTATCCTGCTCAAAACGTCCTGAGAGAGCAACAGCTTGCCAACGCTAAGTATATCGTTGCGGCGTGTTTGTCGGTCAAACTTCTTTCCGAAGCACTTATATGCCTAGCGTCCATGTCTGTAGAGAAAGATGGTGTTAAAGATGAGGATTATATTGCCGACCAAATAGCTAAGGAAATCGATGCGGCATTTATTATGGCGGAACAAAATATAATAAAGGAGAATAAATAACATGCCTAAGTTTGAAGTATATCAGAAGGTTTTGGTTAGAGATACTGAGGATGGAATTTGGGCAGTAGACTTGTTTTCCCATTATATTGATGGCGAATTTGTGACTCTCGGCAATCGTTTGTGGGCATATTGTATTCCCTATCATGGCAACGAAGATCTTGTAGGAACATCTGAAAGCGCATGGAAACCTAAGACGGGAGAACTTGTGGCAATGAGCGATGGCCTTAATAAATGGGTTGCCCGTATTTTCGTAGGAATGGGAGAGACTGTGGGGCCATCTTTGTATCTTGGTCTGGACAGCGAAAGTGATAACCTCGATAGAGCGGCATATTACTCATTTTGTGAGCCTCTTAAGCACCATTTTAATATTGATGATAAGGAGGAAAACTAATGCCTGAGTTTAAAATGTTTGATAAGGTTTTGGTTAGGGATTCCGATAAGGATGATTGGGTCGCAACATTTTTCTCTCATTATAATGCAGAAGGACAAATTATAGCTATAAATGACGCTCCTTGGGAATATTGCATCCCTGCCCTCGGAAATGAGGACCTCGCAGGAACGAATCGCAGTGAATGGGTGCCTAAGCAACGCGACCTTGTGGCGGTTAGAAACAGCTATGAATCTGTTTGGTATTTGCAAATTTTTAAAGAATTAAAAATCTGTGACGATAAAAAGTCCTTTGTCACCTTCGGGTGCTTTTCAACTAGCGGAGATCAAGAATGGGACTATTGCGAGCCCGCAAAAAATCACTTTGAATTTAATTCTTAGGAGAATAGGTAATGCGCGAAATTAATCTTGTACGCTACGAATGGAATTCTGAAATTGAAGAAGGGTATCTTACTTTCACAGTAGATGGAGAAACGAAGGTTCTATCGGGAGGATTTTATAGGGAATGTAGCATTGAGTGGCGGGAGGACCAAAACCAAAAGGGAGAAAAATTTGAAGAATGGAGACTTGACCCTTACGCACGCGATCATCTTATAGAGGGATGTAATTTCAATCTTTCTTACGAAGAGGTTAATTTTCTTGAAGAAAGATTTAATCGTAAAATGAACGAACTGTCACTTTAACCATTTAAAAAAAGGAGATTACATAATGTACGATTTTAAGCCTTTTGATAAAGTCTTGATGCGAGATTCTGAACATGAAATTTGGGAGCCCGCGCTTTTTTCGGGAAAGGTAGGGGATGCTTTTAAAGATACCAGCTTGATTGTGTGTAAGTATTGCATTCCTTACGAAGGTAACGAACATCTTGCGGGGACTTACGATGCACCGAAGCCTATTTGGGAGCCTAAACCAAATGAACTTGTGGCGGTTAGTGATAATTCTGTGGAATGGGTTATGCGGATTTTTAAAGAAACGATTCATGAAAATGGAACTAATCGTTTTATTACGAAAATTGGGAAGGCAGATAACTCCACAATTATTTCATGGAGGTATTGTGAACCCGTAAAAAAGCATTTTGATTTTATCCTGCCCGAATAGGAAAAATATTATGAGAATCGATCAGGCAACCTGCGATTTGCATTATTGTAGATTTTTTATTGATTATAATTGTTCTGCACCTAAAAATGCTAGAAAGTCATGCGGATATTATTTATATGAGAAACGATCTAGGGACGTGATGAGATTATTAGTCTATAAGCATCTTACTGGACTTCCAATTGTTGATATTCCTTGTAGACATACTGTACGCCCCTTGAAAGAATGCTCAAAAGATACGTATGAGCGCGATTGTTCGCAATGCTTCATTGATGCTATGATTGACTTGCTTGATAGTCCTGAAAGGGAATTATATCCATTTTTAAGTAAGGAGAATGAATAATGGGTTTAAGGAATACATTTATATGCTTTTTACTATCGTTATTAGGTCTTTACTTTCTTTCTTGTTTTATCTGTATGGAATGGATTAATCCATTCGCAGATTATATAAGCAAAGACCAACTTAGTGGAGCTGTCTATAGACTAGCGTGGTTTCTTTCCGCTGGAGCCTTATCAATAAAATACGATTAATTATGGAGGTCCATATATGCCCCCTAGACCAAAAAAACCATGTAAGCACTGTAAAAAGCCAACGGATCACCCTTCGGGGTACTGCGAAGATTGTGCCAAGCACAGAATATCGTCGGACAAACGATATGACATGAAGCGTGGAACTCCGGCGGAAAGAGGATATGATTCAAGGTGGAAGAAAGTTCGTGAGCGTTATCTCAGGAAGCATCCTTTCTGCGAGGAATGCGAGAAAACAACCCCATTCCCTAACGTGGCTAACGAAGTCCACCACATAGTCCCTATTAACGAGGGCGGAAAAATACTTGACGAAAATAACCTTATGGCGTTATGTAAATCCTGTCATTCAAAAATAACCTCCGACTATCGGAAAGGGAAGGGAGTAGCATGAAACTTTTTAATTTTAAATATGGCCCAGAACTTGAAAGAACCATATCTATTGATTTGGATCGTATCATTTTTATAAGTGACGCCCTTGACGACGATTGTGTGTTGGTTATATCAATGGAAACAAAAGTCAAGAATATAACAGATCGTTTTGAATTTCCATCGAAGGAGTATCGTGATAGTGTCCATTTTAATATTTTACGCGCTGCTTATTCTTCTGTTATTCTACCTACTAGGGAATGAAGGCGACAAAACAGGAGCCCACATAGTCTCGCATCCAAAAGAGTGGATCTGCCCTGAAAGGCCAGATCCACCGAAAGGTCAGCGTTTTTATGTCGTAAATAAAAAGGGGATTAAAAATGTATTATAATCTTGATGAAAAGCCTTTACGCTCAAAAAAAAGTTATCTTATTTTTAACAATACCCTATCATCCGATATTGAATTTTTTGAAATTGACAGTATTGTCGGAATTAAGAAGAAAGATAATGTCATAACTATATTTTTAAAGGAAGGATTAACACACGATATCATTTTCGATACGACCGAAGGAGAGGATGCCATAAATGAAGCGATCAATATTCTTCGCAAAGAATTTACAGGCTCTTAAATACTATGACCTAACAATAAGCTCCATAATCTTTGCGATTGGATTACTTCTATTTTCCGATGAACTAAGATCAAAAGATTTTAGTATAACCTTTTTCTTCTTTTTACTGCCTATCATTAGCGTTTGTTTTATAATTGATAGGTGCGTCCATACATTATTTCTAAGGTCGATTAATAAGGAATGAAATATATGGAAATAATCAAAATCAGTGTCACTTTGAAAAATGGTAAAAAGAAAACATTCAAATATAGAGTCTCTGATGTAGCCCTATTTGAAGTAGCATATGAAAGGGTGCTTGAAAATTTTGATTTTATGAGAAGCGAATATTATTGGGATAAAGAATGGGGAGCTATGGCTTTCTTGAAATCTTCCGGATATCTTGAACATTACAAAAGGGAGACTTATAGAGAATTTGATTTTCTTAATCTTGATCCGGAAGAATATATTGATATGATTTTGTATCTGATTAAAAAATTTTCTTCTCGGAATCTTGTCATTGAGCGTTATAAACAACCTAAATACTATTTCGGAGGAAAAGGATTGTTTCTTTAATATTTCCTAACCAGTAGAACACATACAATAATACCCAATTAATCGCGGAATCAATGGAAAGAGATTCGTAGATTAATTGGGTATTATTGTATGTGCTAACGCACGTTAAAGGAACATAATAAACGGATCTGACGCCTCTTCTTCTTTATCTTCCATTGCTCTAGCGATTGCCATAATCATAGCGACCATCGGGTCAATTTTGTTTTCATTAGCTGTCTTGGTCATATAGACAAGTTTGTTCGTTGTGGATTTCAGGACTACATTCCCTGCTGCGAAATTGAGGATAGGGTCATTCTGGTGGAAAAGCTCCCCATTAAGATACGCAGCTTCAAACTCTTTCATTGGCTCGGAGAAAGTAGCGGATGACTGTGTGAATTCAATACATTCAAATGCCGCCCATTCCCGGATATTCTGCATAAGATATTCGGCTTCTCTAGGGTCATATGCTACTTCCTGAATCGCATATTTATCAGCCCAATTTTGCAAGTCTTCCTCCAGCGCGTGATAATCTGTTCGAGCCCCTTGCGTTACGGTCAGCCAGCCTTCGTCCCTCCAGCCACGATAATGGTCATTCTCCGGCCTATCTACAGTATCGGAAGGAAGATAGTATTTTCCGAAAACATAGAACTTACCATCGCGCTTAAAGACGGCAACCATTGCTGTTAAGTCGACTTTAGAAGCTAGGTCAATGCCAATCCAGCATTTCTCGCCTTCAAAATCTTCCATCTTTAGATTTCTGTCAGTACAATTAAGCCATTTAGGAAAGTCAATCCACCCCACAGATTCATTGTTCCAAACATTCAGCATTTTGGTAAGAATGGATGAACGCTTGTACTGTGATGATTTGGCTATTTCGTATTGCTCGCGCAGGAACTCTTCGGATACGGAAACTCCAAAGTTCGGGCTGGCCTTAATCCAACATGAAAAATCTTCCCATTTATCCGTATCGTCAATGGTGAATTCCATGTAAAATAGTCGGTCGTTCTTTGCTTTTCCCAATACGACCTTCCTACCTTGCTCCACATAACGATAGCACGGGCCTTTAATGTTCGTCCCTGCGGTGGTAGTAACAAGCAGAAGAGGATGCTGTCTTGCGCCCATACCGAGCTTCAACGAGTCATACAGCGCGTCGGAAGGATGCTCGTGATACTCGTCAACAATAGCGCACTGAGGGTTACTACCATCCTTCGGGCTTCCGATAATAGGTTTGAACGTAGAAAGCGTTGATTGTGCATGAATCGATTCTTTAGTATAAGTCAGTCCGAATGCTTCTTCAAATGCTTTATTGGCAACAATCATATCCCGAGCGATGTTGAACAGGACAAAAGCTTGAACTTCTGTGGTCGCACCACAGTATACTTCCGAACCTTTTTCTTTTTCACCAACCAACATATAGTGTCCAATAGCTGCCGCAAGGCTGCTATTGTGAGTCGGAATATACGTTTTCCCGCAAAGATACATTCCATCTTCATTGTCAACCTGTATACACTTCACCGGAACGCTTTCCACAGGTTTACAATCCGTAATAAATCTTACCACAGGCACCGTCTCGCCATCATGCCTTTTTATATTCGGGGCTACCCACACTTTGGGCTTTCTGCCATTATGAGACAGAATTTGATGCAGACTTTCAGAGGTTACGATATTCTTACCGTCGATTTTCCAAAGATGCTCCGCGTCGGCAGTAATAGCGGAACCATCACTGAAAGAAATTTCATAGCACGGCCTTCCGTACATCACTTCCGTTGCAGCTACTACTCTCCGTATGTCCGAATTTGGCCCATAAACGGCGTCTCCGGGCTTTAAGTCGTTCATCGTGGCCCAACCCTCGGGAGTGGGGATTGGAGTGCTTACAGCTAAAGCCTTGCCAGCTTTTCGGGGAACGATAAGAGCTGCCTCTCTGTATCTGCGGAGATTGTTTTTCTTGTCCAGCCAGCCGAAGATGTTTCCAACGAAGAATTTCTGCCAAGGTTCAAGTTTTAACCGTTGCCCGGTAAGAACGCCCTTGACATGTACCATATTTTCGATAAAACAAATTACTCGGATAGCCGATTCTTCTGAAAAATAAAAATCAAGGTCTTTATTGGCGAGGTCATCTTTAAAGTTCTTGCATAATGCTCTAATGTATTTACAGACCTGAACATTTCCATTAAGAACATTGTCGGCGTACCAATGGATGTCGGTGATATGCTTTTTATTTTGATTGAATTGTTTAGTCGTTATGGGTTTTACATTAGCCATTGAAACTCCTCTCCTTATCTGACAAAAATGGTATTATCAAAGAAGTATAGCTTCATTTTACATTTTTGTCAAGAAAAGAAAAAGGCGTCCGGATAGACGCCTTTAAGGGAGGGATGGGAAGGAGGTAGGGAGAATTTCTGATTAAGCAGTAAAGCCCCAACGACAACCGAAGCTAGGTTCCGTTTTGCATTTAGAGGGCTTCCGATACGGGCAGATACCGTGTTTCGGAGGTTCGTGTACTCCGTCTTTGACAATCGGAATCCACGCCTTGCATAATGCACAAGGTATCCATCCGAAAGCCTTCGATTCCGATTGTCCTGTATCTATCCTGCGATCAGATTCGATGTTCATGATTATTTCGCCTTAGAACCGTATTCTTCGGGATACGGCTTATGGAAATGGTGCTTTTTATGGTATTCCTTGTCAGAGCAGGTCATTTCTTCCAGAGCGTAGCAAATTGCGGCGGCGGCGTGTTTAAGCTCATGTACGAACTGAGCATGGGTCATCGTGGGAGGCGTGGCGCGCATTCCTTCATAGGCGTGCATCATCTCTCCGACTTCCATCTCAATGATATTCATGTGTCCGCCCGGTTTATCCATATAGGGATACCAAGTGTGAGGAGGATTTTCAATAATGTCTTCAATCTCATGATACACTTCGGAATATTCCGACATTTCATGAATGGCGCACTTATACATGAGATAATGGCACAATTCTTTATGAGCTTTAAGCAGCTCACGAGTGTTTTCGACATGAGGCATTGACCGAACTCCGGCCTCGCAATGCTCGCCAATTTCATGTTCAAGTTCTTCCAAGAATGCAAGTTCTTCTTTGTATTCTTCTTTTGCAATCTTTTCAGCGGATTTGCTATCGTGCATGATTCATTTCCTTGTGGTGGTTATATAATGGGCGCGTTTTCTGCTGCCAAAGCATCCACACGCTGTTGAAGAAGATCAATTTGATTCAAATTTTCGTTGTTTCGTTCGGTAGCCAAAGTTTCTCCGGCTAGAATGCCTCCGGCGGCATTACCAAGCACAGCTTCCTCTGCAACCGTATCTATGACGGCATCCTCAGCTACGTCTTGGGCGATATTTTCAGCAATGCCTTTCGGGGAAATTTGCTTTTTAACGAAATCAGCGACTTTATCCGTATCAATATGCTTAGACGCATAGTCTATGGCTTCACCGGATTTATCTTTGATAAATTTACCAGCCTTATTCGAAGCCTTTTTCCCTTCTTCGTCAAAGATAAGCCATCCTAACAGGATACCGAGTCCTAATCTAAACATGATATTTCCTTAATAAAAACGCAGCGCGAGAAGATAAAAATCGTCCCACGCTGCGCGGTAGGGGTTACGTAGTCATAGGCTACGTATGCTCCCAAATCCCGGATACTTTATTTCTTAGCGGGGGCTTCCGACTTGTCAAGTTCCGGGGAAGCGAGGGAAGCAGAGGCGGTTACGGGAAGCAAAGATGTCCCGCAGTTTACGATGGGTACTCCGTTCGGGCCGGGGCAAGACACATCAATAGCCATGATGTTACCCGCAGGATTGCTCGTTTGAGTCATACGAATGCGGCAGCCGCATCGGACGAAACGAGAAAGTTGTCCAAGGGTAAGATAGTTCCCAGAGGTGTTGAGTACGTTCGTAAACGTAACGCCTCCAGCAACAATCTGAACTTCTTCATCAGCACAAGGACTGATGCACAAGTTCCTTCCAACTACGATATCAAATCTTCCTACCGGAATACTGGTAGCCAGAGTAAGAGTCGCAGTCGTGGCGGTTGTAGTGATACTTGCTACACGGATGCACGGAATGCAGCAGCGATTGCACATAGTAATTCTCCGTACATTGTGGTTAATGAGAGGGGTTTAATTGCACCCCTCTCATATCAAGGTGAAATCAGCCCGTGTTAGGCGGTGACGCCACCGCAACCACAAGGATTCACGCACGGGGAGCAACCCACGGGGAAGAAGGGCGGACGCTTGACAGTCTGGCAGAAACCAGCTTCAATGGAGCGTTCCAGAGCGTTGAAACGACCGTCATTGTACATCTGCGCCTTGAGGCCCTGAATTTCGTTGTTCTGAGCCATCAGGGTCATGTCGCGGGTACGAATCTGGTCTTCAAGCATCTGAGTACGCAGAGCCGAGAAACCAGCGTCCTGATTAGAGATAATCGTGCGGAAGGCAGTTTCAAGCTGCTGCGTCAGCACAGCGTTCTGTGCAGTCATGTTGCACTTGAGTTCCAGAACATCGCGGTCGGTCTGGCAGTTGTCCGTCATGGTCTTGTGACCAAGCACAGAGCGCAGCGCGACCAGATCGGCAAGCTCGGTACCAGCAACAGCAGCGGCCCCACCGCAATTACCACGACCAAACAGGCCGTTACCACCGCAGCCGAAGCCACCGCCGAAGATCCCGAAGAACAGGAGCAGCACGATAAAGATCCAGCCGAAGTTCATGGAAGATTCGCGTTCAGATTCCATAAGTCATTCTCCATAAAAAAGTTTTTGGGTATATGTGAAGAGAAGAAACTGCGAATTTCTTCTCGAATCACCGAAGGTATTATTTTATTCCAAGTTTTTGAAGGCGTTTAGCCAATTCGTCGTTTCCGGGATTAGGAACGTTTGAAGCAGGGGCTGGACCTCTTTGACGAAGCGCGGCCTCAAGCTGGTTCCCCATCTCGGTAATTTTGTCGATGCTTCCGGGAGCTATGGTATTCAGCCCCATTTTAATAGCAGGATTGTCCAAATGTTTCTTCATCCCCGCAAGGATTTGAGCATCAATACCAAACTTCTGGGCGACTTGAAGCGCACCCTCAAGAGTTGGTTGGTAATTACGAGATTCGGAGATAGCCTTTTGCGCGGCGTCAATTACCTTTGAGTTTCCTCCGGACAAGGTATTTACAATGCTCATTATCTTTTGTACGTTCATCGTTTATTACCTCTATTGTTGCCTTGTTCCATTTTAACTGGAGGATTCTTTGCATCTTCCTTAATCACGTCATCTACGAATTTCTGAGTGTCCTGAGTTTCCTCATTGACGGACTTAGTTGAAGCGATATTCGATGAAATAACTTGAATCTTATCGGTAAGACCAGCAATCATCTCAGCCAGTTTAGCATTCTGCGCACGGGATTCCTGCAATTCCTTCAAAGCGTTATTAAGAACTTCTTCTTGCGTAGGTTCAGGCTTTATAATCCCGTTTTCTACGAGCATCTTATAATAAGACTCTGCCTTATCAATCGCTTGTATAAGCTGCGCTTTAAGTTTTTCGTGAATCTCCGTGGCTACCCCGATAGGTTGGTTCCCGGCGTTGACATCCCATGTGTAAATAACACCATCAGAACTTACCATCGCGTAGCTATATGTGTTCATAGGCATAGAAGAACGCTGCGTAGGAGAAGAATATGTGGATTGATTAAATCCTGTAGTTGCGTTAGACATAATAAAGCCCCCAAGTGATGATTAACATCATGGGGGCAATATAGCGCAGAGTTTTAAATATTGAAATGCGTCCACGACCGTCGACGGAGTTATTTTAAGATTATCCGAATATACGGTATGCTCCTATTTTTATGTTACCATAGATCTGTATTTTAATTTCAGTAACTTTATTTTCAGTGAGTGCGGGGGGCGTATTGTTTTCCCATTGAATAGGTTTGGAAATCGTTAATGCGGCAGAGGCGTTCGCGGCTTTAAGTATAGCGTGAAACTCATAGAATTTATCAGATTGTAATCCCGCTGGAAGCGTTACGGTAAAAGCGCGGTCCACTGTAACGATGTGGGTTACGGAAGGAATTAATTCGACAGAAACGTTTCCTGCGCCAGAAGACAAACTTTGGATATTTCTTTCCAACGCGAAATCTATATTTTTGGTTCCATTAACAATAGCTTCTGCTTTATATACTCCGGAAATATAGAATGTCCTAGGAGTTTTCCATTGGGTAGCCGTTGCAGCATTGCCGGACACATTTGTTTGAGCTGGATGAACATGGTCGCCTCTAGCGAATGCGTTTTCCGAACCTATATTGGCTACGCCAAGAGCTTTTGGAGTAGTTGTCGTAATTTTTGCATGACCATATTGAGTAGTGGATGATACACCAAATCCAGTTCCAACATACGCATGATTTATGGGCTTAAAAGCATCAGGTATTCCAGAAAGAAGACTCCAATCGGATTTTGACTGATACGCATAAAACGCCGCCATTGTACCAAGCGCGCCATCATCGATTACAGCATACATAAGAGGCTTTGGCTCTTTGACAATCACTGAATCGCCATTTTGGACATCAGTGACCGTTAAGGAAAGCATCGCGGCTTTATTGGTAACAATAACGAATCTTTCTTTTATGGATTCCGGGAATTGGGAAGGGTCAAGCTCGGAGCTGCTTCCAGAACCGAAAGCCCACACAGGGTCGCCTGAAACGTAGAAAGTGATAGCTGCTGAATTTGCAGACCCTACAGAACCGGATACTGGAACGGATGTTGGGTGACCCATGAAAGCTACGCTGGTTCCCGTTTCTGTAAAATCAATACGATAAGGAATATTGACCGCAGATTTACTATCGGCAATCAAAAGATTCTGGTGAATCGTATTCAAATCATCAAAATACAGGGTCATAGATGAGCTTCCACTCTCTCGGATTCCGGGAGCGTATACAGTGGCCTCATCCTTAATCGTCGTCATGTCGATAGACTGGATGGTGGGCGTAGGAGCCGCCCAATCTGAAATGCCATTAATTATTTGCCACGGGGTTGTAGCAAGGTCGGTTCCTGTTCCTCGGAAAAATCGAAGACCTTTGCTGGTACGCGGAGCATATGCCATTATTTAGCCTCCTTCTTGCTTAATTTCCTTACTAGCCAAGCTGGAGGCGTTTGAGTTTTGACTTGATAAAACTCAGGTTTTACCTTTCTCAAAAAAGTTGCTCCGCATACGGCACAAGTATAGGTCGATCTCTCTTCCATTCCTAATCGGTGTAAATGAGGATCTTCAAAAGCTACTACGGTTGTTTGATAAAAAGCCCTTTCTTTGCAAACGGGACAAATATTAGCGTCGGATGTAGCCATTGTTTACCATTGCCACTTTTATTCTGAAATTTCATGATTTGAATCTGATTTAATATTCGCTTTAGAAAGAGCCTGAATATCTCCCTTGCCGATAGCCCTAACCAGATCTCTATGTCTACGATTAATTGATTCGTTAGCTCTGTTTTTCTCAGAGATTTGAGCTTCCATATCATTGATTCTTGATGAAAAATAATAGGAAGCTCCCCCGGTAAGAAGGAACATGACGATAAGAAGCAACGTCAGCATCCTCCAAAAGAGCGTAGATACATGATCTGAAACTTCCCTCGGAATATCTTTAGCGAATGCAAGAATAGCACTAGAAATTCCGTCCGTTTTCTCCCCACCGCCTACCGTAACTGTTTGATGCGTGTCGCTCATATTCGTATATTGTCCTTTTAATTGTTATCAAGAAATTCTTTGATGCCGTTATAGATAAGCTCATATTCATCAGTATCCGGGATAATAAATTCCGCAGTTTGATCTCCAATACCAAGAGTTATGGTAAAAGATTTATCTGCGTTTTTCTTAATGCCACGGATAGAAAAAATATTATTTTGAAAAGAGAGGTCTTCCATAATTTACCTTTTTTTAAATAGCGTCAAGTTCTTCTTTTGTAGAGGCTTTTTCGATTTTAAGTTTACGTTCTTTACCTTCTTTCAATACTCTATTCTTATGTGCTAAGGCTCCGTTATAGTAAAGATCAAGAAACGCATCTCCATTAAAGGAAAATGAAGTAGGTACATTATCTGAAATAGAATATCCCGTTCTATTTATGTTTGAAAGTGGCAGTCCGTTCGCTTTTTGAAATAATATCATATTAGCATCATCTGAATAATTTTGTTGATCATCAGAATTATAATTAAATTTAAAATCCGTACCATTTATATTATAAATAAAACCACCATATATTATACTTTTTGTTCTTGAATTAATATCTAATTTTTTGTTATTTTTCATTTCTTCAAGAGGAAGAATAAATTCTTCTGATACAATATCAGGGTTATTTTTAGTAAATTCATAAAGATGATCCCAAAGATCTTTATAATCAGGAGAATCATACGGCACATGATATGGTAATTTATTTTTATGAATAATAAAGGATTTATCTTGTTTCTTATAAACTATCGAAGAATAGTCAATACCTTTCGTATCTATCATATTTTCTACTCCATTCATACATAATTATATAGCGACTCTAATAGCCCATCCACCATTGGTAACACCCACGGAAGAACCACCAGCTACGAATTGACCTTGCGACCAGTTTCCTCGACAAGTCCCCCTGTCGCCATCTGACCAACTTAAAACAAACCAAGTTCCTCCGGCGGGGACATTTAAAGTAGATTCATAAGTTAATACACTACCTACAATAGCTTGAGCGTTGTTACAATTTTGTGCTCCATTAGCCCAATTACAACTATTAGCATAATTTACATTAAAATTGGCAGGATTCCAAACTCTCATAGTGGTCGGGTCGGAGTTATTGCCGCCCCAGACCCAATTTGGTTGACCATTTTGACCATCCCAGTACCAAGTTGTGACCCTGTCAGAAACGTATAAATGGTTTGTACTTTCAGACAAAGTTGCATAAGGAACATTACAATCAACGGTAGCTCTTTCTCCATATTGTTTATTAAATGAAAAAATGCCATCGCTTCGTAGAGAAAGAGTCCCTGCGGCTTTTTTATTCCAGAAAAAGCCAATCGAAGGCGCATAGCCTATATCGGATTGAGTATTTGAAACTAAATCATTTTCCCGAATACTGATCCCTGAATTTATACACCTCGTTTCCCATGAACCGACATACGTACCCCGAAGCTCGTTAATCTTTCCTGACATATTCCCACCAGCTAAAGACAATTTCGTATCCGCGTAAGCTTTGAGATTCCTTAAGGCTTTAGCGGATGCGGCAACGACAGACGAGTTTGTGGTGTAATTATCTGTCAAACCTTCGGGGATGCGATACCACGGGGTCCATGTACTTCCGGTATTTTGAGATATTCTCCAAAATCGACCAGTATTATTGTAATTAATATATTCTTGGTGAGAATACGTGGCATATGCACGGACAGTTAAAGACCCACCTATGTTATTTTTCGGAAAATTTACCAAGGCGTCGCCGTTGTTGAACCAAAACCTACCATTCCCCGTAAATAAATTAGCATCTGTGCCGAGGCCCCGGCCCATTGCAAGACCGCCTATTTGCCCTCTCCCTTTTGCGGTACTGTTATTAGCGTTAACTACTTCGCTAGAAGTTTGAACATCCTGAGCACTACCGTCAGTCCTACCAGTACCGCCCCTAGCCACGGGCAGAACCCCTGCCGTTAAATTGCCTACGTCATTCGTACCGAGATTGGCGCGAGCCTGTGCAGCGGTAGAAGCTCCTGTTCCCCCTTTCGCAATAGGATTGACCGTAGTAAGTTTGTCAGCCTGTGTAGCATTGGGAGCCCGTCCGGAAATATTTCCGGGAATGACACCCTTAGAATCACGGACTACTATGGAATTGGCAATAATCCCTGCATTAGCATGAAACCCGTCGAGCCTATCAACATTGAAAGCGTACTTGCCAGTACCGTTATCCAGAGCATTCCAAACCGTTCCGCTTTTCATTTGGAAATTCATTGCAGATTGATTGAAGATGATAGTACCTTCCGGAGCATTGTCAGCAAGATCCCCTCGCATCCTCGCAATAAGTTTTGCAAGTTCTCGAATGGAATTAATATCCGATACTATTTTATTGGATATTGCTGGTGCTGAAAAATTAGGATTTGCCATGTAAGGATTACCTTCTAAAGATTAGGCTTCTTAGATTAGACTTCTATAGATTCAATTTTTATTTAGGCCGAGGGTTTGTCCGATGAAACTACTTCTGCGATTTTATCGTCTTCTTCTTTATCCGGGGCAATAATCACGGAAAAAAGGCTTTTCAATTTTTCGGAAGCTTCCTCAAGGTCTTTTTGCTTCTTTTCAAGAGACTTGTCTACAAAATACAGCGTGCTTCTAAGCTGCGTAAGCATAGCATAATCGTCATTTACCTTATGCTGATTCTCATCAATAAATTTAACAATTTCATTAATTTTTTCGAGATTCATATTTCTCTCCATTAAGATTTTATTTTATTCGTCTATCAGATATCGAAAAAAATGTCAATAGTATTTTTCTATCATGCAAACAAAGCAATAGCCAATCTATCTATTTTTACGTTACTATAGTAAATTTGAACTTGATCTCCAGCGGTAACATGGATATTTGCATATACGGCATTTCCTGAGCCTCCCCCAGAATATCCGCTTGAACCTTCTCCCGTTCTTTTATTAATTAGCCACATCGAACCAACAACGTCTGTTGACGTTCCGTATCCCAGTAAAATACCAGTATAGTTTACGGTAAAGATGCCAGCGGTTGCAGGGATTGGAGTTATTAATTTAAGTTCATCAGAAAGTTTTGTTCCATGTGCAGCGTTAAGTTCCGCCCAAATTTGAGTATTATTCATTTTAAAACCACACTCTAATCGGAGTCTTAGGATCAGGAATAAGGAATTTCGAGTTAACGAATTTGTCTGGAATTACTGAACTCGAAATTCGGATATTCGTTAAAACTCCCGGATAATATGTAGCTGGAATAACGATAGTGGGGTTATCTGAGTTATCATCTAAAAAAATCGGAGGAGTTCTTTCCGTGACTCCTATATAATCTACCAACACGCCATCCGGAGGATCATCAAGTTTAAATCCTAATGAAACTTCGAGGCTATCCCTGTCGGGGGATACAAAATAAAAGTCTCTATAACCATTAATAACTTCCGGTATGTGTGAAGTCGTGCCGTCTCCTGTCGATGGAACGTCAGGGACTACAATTTCGGTATCATCACCTGTTGACGGGACATCCGGCTTACCACCTTCATCAGGTGTAACGGTTGGGGGAGTTACCGGAGGATCAATTGACGGGCTTTCAGTTACATCCCACATAAAATAATTCTCCTTTATCTAATTAAATCTGAAAGTTGACTATCTGTTAAATGCGCAGGGAAAACGACGCACTGTTTCGTGGTACCCATAGAAAATTCGATTGTTCTAGTATTTTTTACGGAGTTATATGCCCGTTTTCCATCACCCTCATTAAAGAAGAATGCCTGTCTTACCGGGTTAAATAAAAATGGAGAGTCTTTCGTAGGATATGCCCTGCTATAAATATCAATAGCACGAGTAGTTGCGCTATTGTTAATGAGTGGGATATAGGATGAATATCCAACCCCTATTTCATGCTGAATATTCCCAACTAAAATGGAGGAAAAAGAGTCTCCATCTATTCGAGTATTTCCAGTTGAATCCGCAAAATATATAGCGGAATAAAAACCATACGATGATTCTACCACAGAGTATTCTTCTAATATTCTTGCTCCAATAGAAATTTGTGTCCATCCATTCCGCATTTTTTCTATAGTAGTCCTCCATCTTACATTTGAGGACGCTGGTTCAATAACTTTTATGAGGGAACTTGTTTCTAGATTATATGAAGCGGCGTGATACCCTGTCGTTCCCGTAATGTCGGAGCCCATTTTTATTTGAATATAATTATGATTTATGGGCTTTACTACTAACGAAAATGTTATATCCTCGTTTAGATGGTTTGGAATATCGGAAGCGGCATACAATCTGTGCATCAGATAATGGTACGAATCCAAACTTGCATCAAGTTTTAAGATATATGCTGGACCTATAAATTTATCTTGAGTTTCTTCTTTTGTGATTCTAACGGCATTGAGTGTTTTCGCATAATTCGTTCTTTGTTTTTCAGTGAGCGTAGAAATGAATTTACCTGTTTTATTATCATATAAAGGCCGTTCAACATCATTTCCTACGATACGCATGTATCCTTCGGCATCAAAATAGGTAGCCCGAGAAGATCTAGCAAACGTAATCCCGTTATTTATAGAAAATTTATCTTCGGCTCTCGTAACTTGTGCGGTACCTTCCGTAGGAATCGGGGATGTTGGTTTAGTATCAAAATCTTCGGCTTCTTCCATTTGGGGACAAGCGTACCAGAAAGCGGATGTTTTATCTCCATCTAATGTAACATTAAAAGTTCCATTCACTGTTTTTTCCGCAAAGGATAATTTAATACCTGTTCTCGCCGTAGCTCCAGTAACACCTTTGATCTTAAACCAGATTCGATACCATTTATCCCCCAGATTTTCTAATCTAAAATTATCGTCGGTCGTATTAGCTGATTTTAGTTCTATCATACCAGTTTTTGCGTTCACAATAACCCTGCGACCTCCACCCTCAATTGCAATATAGTTAGGTGTATCAATGCTAATGTACGGAAAAGGGCTATTTGGATCGGGTCTAAATAAAATAGAAACAAAATAATTCTTATCATCGCTAGGAATTTCACCAAGAGCAAATATTCCTTGGACACTATTTTGAACGGAACCACATCGAAATTTAGTTACACCTGATTCGACTTTAAACTTATATGACGCACTTGTTTCCGGAGCATGAATGACATTTGAATCCATACCCGAGACACTAATTTGGGAAATGAGGTTCGTCCGCTGTGGCTCACGAAGCCACCCAAGGCATTCACCCGTAATGGGATTATGCTCAATGCGAGGAACGTTTGCTTCATGCGTCCGTAGAACTCCGTCAGGTCCCCAACACGTAGCTGATGAATTACGAGTAAACGTGATTTGCGGAGGAATCTTTCCCCAAGAATATTCATATTCATCAGCGAAAAGATTGAGGGAAGGATTCCGGGGAAGGACGTTAAATAAAGACAGGCTGTCTTGAATTGATCGCCCTTCCCCGGTTGACGAACTCCCGATAAGCACCCATTCAGTACCATTCCAATATTCAAAATTGCGTTTTGAGTAATTCCATCTTACGCAATCCGTACTCAGATTTGATCTGAATGCTGATTTCATGCCGACGATAACGTCAACTTTAGAAGGTACTTCTGCCATTTCGGGAGATCTCCATTTTTTTATATTCCTACTGCTTTCCATACTACGTTTCCGGTAGTACGGACACCTTTATTATTGAAAAGAGACACTCTGAAAAACTTGGGAGAAGGAATGTCTTGGAAAGAAACCAAGGCGACCAATCCCGCGTCTTCACTTTCAGGTGCAGCCGTAACTTCCCATATGTCAAGGAATGGCATTGAGAAATTCACCAAGTTTCCAGTATCATCTTTATTTTCGGGCCATTCGGGGCCGTTCGTATTTGCCTCAGCTAGTGCGACGCCAGAGTCATTTCGAATCTTAACATCGAATTTAAGGTTTAATTCGGATATTCGAATAAGTCCCTTGGAACCCGGAAGCATACTAAGCGTAAATCGGATATACCGGAACCGCTGCAAAAAGACCTGCGTAGCATTTTCGGTAGCCAATTCCCACGGATCACTCTTATCTATTTTATATTCAATCTTTATCGAATATAAGGGTGTTCCGGAAAGAACTTGAATAGTGGGGGTAACAACAAGCCTGATGGACTGCATGATTTGTCCATAATCAAATTCTTCTTGATACCATCCCTCTGAATTTGCTGGTTCCATCCAAGTGGGTCCGGCAATGTCCACCTTGTTTTCCCATGTGGATGCCGCAGTAGTTCCACCAAATCGTGCGATATTTTGTGCCCACGTTTCATTCTCGTTTACGATAGGGCCAATCATCCCACCAACGCCGTCAAGAATAAAATTATGACGTGTTCCAGAGAAAACAGAATCCCAATCGTAGAAAAGAACATAATCAGGAGGTTGAGAAATAACACAGGTGATAGGTGATGCTGCGCCTTTATTTCCGGCTACGTCTACCGGAACAACCCAATATGTGTAATTTCCGGATACAGCTTCAAAGATATTGACGATTAAAGCGTTAACATTGAAAATAAGTTCCGCATATTCCAATTCATCTCCACGAAGTACTTCATAATGATGAATTGGGAAGAATACCGTGGAAGGTTCAGTCCAAACAAGAAGTGCGTTATTGTCGATAACGGTAGGAGTTATATAAACTCTGCCGGGAGCTTCGACTCGGAAACTCGTTTGACCCCAAGCTCCAGCATTTCCTCCAGTATCCCAACTACGAACCCTGAAAATGTGATTTCCGGTTTTTTCAGGAGGTACGACTATCTGTGTCGCATTAATCCTTCCGAAAGATTCTCCTGTTGTACTATTTTCTATCTCGTATTCAGTTATTGGTAAATTGATTGTTGAAGGCGCTACCCAAGAAATAAGGATTTTATCTTCTTGAATTATCGCTTTTACGGTTGGGGCACCAGCAGGCTTAATCTCGATAGAAACTTCACCCCAATCTCCGTAATTACCGACGATATCTCGTGCCCGGATCTTCCATTCATGAAACCCAACAGCTCCCGCAGGAACTCGGAAATAGTTGACTTTCGCTCTACCTACCGGAGTAAAATCTCCTTCGACGATTTCAAATTCATCTATCGGAAAAGCCGATGGTACAATAGGCCATTCTAACAGAATATCAGCGCCATCGATCTTTGCAGTCGGCTGAACCCTTCCGAGAAGACCCACTTCGATAAATGCTGGTACTGTACCGGACTTATTTCCAAAGATATCTATGGCTTTTACTGTGAATTTATAATTACCCACAGGTCTTGGTGATACATATATTGAAGTCACATTGGAAAATTCGGTTCTTGACATATATTCATCATGAACTTCATAGTTTTTGATAGGCCAAGAGGTCGTACAATCCGTCCAACTCAATTTAAGGCCATCAATAGTGACTTCCATTTTAATGACAGGGTTTTTAGGTTTTTGAATAGTAACAGAAACGGGAGCAGGTTGCAAGGAAAAATTTCCAAGCGTATCCACTGCGCTAACTGTCATATTCAATGTGCCGAATTTATTTGGGACGGGAAGTATGATACTCGTGTCAATCGTTCTCCCTGTAATATCCCCTTGAACAGCATAGTAATCTATATCAAGAGTAGCTACAGGATTCCAACTGATTTTTACCCCGGACGGAGGAAGAAGCTCGGCGGTAACGCCATCGACATCGGGGGGCGGTGCTGTCTTACCGATAACGAAATACCCGGTTTGAGTTATCCAATCGCTGCTAATTCCCCGTATAGGGTCGGTAACTTGGATAGACAAGTCATATAGCTCGCCAGACTCCATATTCGAGATGACTACATATCCTTCGGATACGGAAGTTCGGACAGTATTGCCCCAAGCTGTTTCTTGTGTTTTCTTTGCACGAGCATAAACCACACAATCTAACGAGGTTCCATCCCCAACCTTAAACCAGATACCGACTTGAGGAATGATATTCTGCCCAATCTTAACGAGCATGGACTCATCGGAAATTATCTGTATAATAGTAGGATTAGGAATAGTATAGGTAGGCAATTTATCAATGATAATAGGAGGATTCCAAGGAGGAATTTCTCCTTTATCCGCGTCGAGGACTTCGGGAGAATATGGAATCGCCTTAATTTCCGCCGAGGAATTTTCAGCGGGGGCAATCTGAGTTACGAGGTATTTATCATTCGCCTCGCCCATTAATGATACGCTAGCTAAATCTCCAATATAGGGAGTAGTAGCATATGATATTGCAAAAGTGAAATAGATATGGGAATGCTCTTCTCCAAATTCGGGTCTAATTTGATATGTGACCGTCTTTCCATATGGATTTCTGATTGCAATACCATAAAATACATCTCGTTCACTAAAAACAATGGAATCGTCAAGAACGACGCCTACGGCAGGAGTATCAATGGGCCTTTCGGAGTTTTCATAAACAATGTATTCCGCCCCTCCCGTATCCTGATAAATCAACCCTACAACACGAGCCGCCCCGAAAGTGTTCATGAGAACGTCATGGAAAATTTCAATAACGTCTCCGCGATGACACATTCTGTGCTCCCAATCAGCATTGATTGTAACGCTTAAAGGACGAAGAAGCTGTGAGGCTAAATGATATCTTCCTTGCTTCCAGTTGTTTGTCCACGTAGTAATGCCGGGAAAATCAATTTCTTGAATATCCGTGGCATTGTTTTTATCAAATCCGTCCGCATAGCAGAAATCCTCCGATTGCAGGAAATTAGTTTCACTGTTGACAAATTTGATTCTGAGCGCGTGAGGGACGTTAGGGAAAAGTTTTTCCATGCTGAACCCCCAACTATTACGCTGGTTGAACTGCTGCACAGGTACCTTATCCTTATCGTCGATTACTACACCATACTTTCCATCTATCTCCGTACTTACGGAAGCGCGTGCTGCCGCAGCTATCTGGGTAAGACGTGACCACAGATTTTCTTCTGTATCACAAACAAAGTCGAAAGTCCAACCCATTCGGGTACAATATTTATGGAACTCCCGCAATGTCGGTTCGTCGAGTTTATCTTCCGTATAGGGCGTATTCAAAGCGTGACGGGAGGTCAATGCGTATCTATAAGCGGATGCGGGATTTCTCGTTTCTCTCCATTCCCACGTATTATTGCTAGTGTTAAAGTCTGGAATCAATGCCGTGCAAATAGCATTAAAGTTATCGACGTATCCAGAAAGCTGTTCCGATGCCTGAATACGCAATTCAGAAACACATACGGGAACAGGAGTTGAAAAAGATTGACGATTTACAATAGCCCTTTTCGTCGCCCACGTAGCTTCATCATAGATATACTTATTTGAATTATCATCAGTAAGTCTTCGAATACGAACATCGTAATCTCCGTGAGGAACATTCACGGTGTAGGTACGAGTCAAGGGCTTTAGCTGCTGTCCAGTGATGGCGAATTTGTTAATGCCATTCACATATTGGTCGGGGATGACAATTTCATAAGTCGAATAATCATAAACTTCGACGCAAGTATAGCCCCATCTGCTTCCAAGTCCATATCCACATTTTTTCGTATAATGCTTTACTTCATTAATATATGGAGCGGCACCAGATACGGAACTTACTCGCAAATCTTCGCAAGTATATGAATATGTATATGTTACGCGCTGTCTTCCATCATCATCAAATTCATAATGAGGAGTTGATACAAGAATAACTTTTGCTAATGGAACGGTATTAACTGGAGCTGTTTCTCCATCAGCCATATTGATATTACCAGAAAAATCACTATAGACAATAGAGTTTTTCCCGGTGTTGAAATAAAACCCAGTTTTTCTTTTAAGCTCGATAGAAGTCCCACGGATAGGAAATGACCCTCCAACAAGTCCTTTCCACACCGTATCACTTTTTAATTTATATTCGGCTTCAAACTCAACAGTACGATCATAGTTATTTCCATTTTTCTCATTGATGGAAGTCAGACCTTTGGAGAACGTAATATCTAAGCTTATTGTGTCACATTCTCCCATTGACCGAGTAATATACCCGGATTCTTTCGAGATTAAAGTCCCTACGGTTTCTTCATTAAAGGATTTGCCAAAATAGACAAGCCCTTCACCAGTAGTGGAAGGATGGAACCGATGATCAATATTTTTAAAGTTTTCTAAAGGAGTATCTCCAATTTTAAAATCTCGCACGGACATATCTGGATGTCCCCAGATAACACACATATTGAAATAGGTCTTATCCGATTCAATATTCGTCCAAGATTTTGCCGCCAAAGGAGGAGTTACCTTATTCGTTCCGAAGATAAGCGGAACAAAACCATATGGATTCGCTCCATTTCTTGCTCCGGAGATTGAATAGGTAGGAGATTCTTTTTCGGAAGATTTAGGTCCGCTAAGTTTAGGTGTTGCAGGAGGGCAAAGCATATTGACAGCGAGTGAGCCAACCGTTAAGATACCAAAACTTACTGCGGCACCAGTCCAAGTCAAGGCTCCCGCCGCTGTCATCAACCCCCATGAAGCCGGAGCAAGTACGGGCACTGCGATAGCAGCGACAGCTACAACAATGTTAAGGATTGTAGCAAAAGGATTTTTACCGCCGCCTTTACCGGGCTTAATGAAAAATTCGACACGCTGACCATCTACAGGATAGGTGACGGCCCATTTTTCTTTAGGGATATTGATAAAATCCACACGGCAAACACAATGCTTCTTTAGATATTCGGCATATGCAGGAGTAATAGCTTGGTTAGCCCGAAGAATTTTTACGGAGTCGGTAATGATTTCTTCGAGGCACTGCCCTTCTTGGACTGTGAGCGAGACACGAGACGAACTTGCCCAATGCCGACCAAGAACCGTGATTTCCCCTCTTTTACGAGAGGCCCGTTTTTTCATTGCTTTACCGCGCATCTACGTGCCTCAAAATTCTCGTAATTCTGTTTTTCCATTCGGACGTATCATACCTACGAATCGTACTATGCGCCCCTTCGAGTATATCCAAAAGCCACCCGTCATCAACCCAAAGGCCAATGTGCGTTTCAAGACCGCCAGTCCTAAAAATAATAATATCAAGAGGTTTACGGGGCTCGTTCGTAACGTCTATATAGCAACCAAGATCAATGTTCTTTTTAACCGTGGAGTTTACGTCTTTTCTACGATACGCATGAGAATAGGAATCCCCGAGCCACGGAAGGTCAATGCCAAATTCTTCCTTGTATACTATGAGCACAAGGCCATAACAGTCGCAACCTTCTTTCGATACTCCGTGATCTACAAAAGGGATTCCTATATATTTTGAAAATTTGTCTCTCATTTTCATATTTTATCCGTTATAAAAAAGACTGTAAAAATATGCTTGCACGAACCTAAGCCACGGCACGGGCTCTTGAGATGCCGTATTCAAGGAAATGCTGGCATCTACAGTTTGGGCGTTTATTGTTACGGAAGATAAATCGAATTCCGGATACACAGTATCAACAATATCCGGAAAAGCGGTGGTAACTATTTCAAAAGTTACTTTAGGAGTGCGTCGGTCTGTTTTAACAAGATACGGTGCTATATACCGCGAAACATTGTCGATTGAAATTTTGCATTCAGGAGGTGTCTCTTGTCTGGAGTCGGGAGCAATAGCTCTCATAGGAATATAAAGAAACTCTCTGCCACGAGATATCGTTCCGTAGATAGGAAGATTAGTCTCCGTATCATTCCGAAGAAACTGTGTAGGATCAGAAGATAAATAAATAGGTTCCGTCCAACTTGGATGCGTAATTGTCAAAAGAACTATGTCGGCGTTATCCGTTTCCTGCGCCATCATCGACGCCACCGTACTAGGCGAGAGGGGCATCGTAAAAAACCTCAAATGTAAAATCTACTTTCCATAGACCGGGAGCGATGAAATTTATTTCATACAATTCCGTGTCCGACTTCGGCATTATACGTACTTTTACATTTTTGTCAAGTCTAGGATGAGGAAATTCAAAGGCTTTTGCCCCACCGCCAAGAATTGTTCGGATAAAGGTTTCTAATTTTTTAGTAGCTGCCGTAGTCATTTTAAAAGATACATTCATTTTTCCGGGAGTCGCACTTCCCCTCCGTCTAACCTTGCTCGGCCCCGTATCCATAGTAGACACAAGAAGGTTAGACGGCATTGATTCGGAGTACCCTCCGTCTGCGAAGGGTACTTGAGGAAGATCTGCGGGCCAAATAATGCTCATATAATCACCGCTTAATCGTCGGGGGAGTAGCCCCGGTTTGTGTTCTAATGGCGTAATTGGCTTTGGTGCCGGGAGTAAGCATCTGCTGTGCGGCGACATCACCAATTATAACATCTATGCTTTTTGACCCATTTGCATTCTGAGTTTGTTTGGTTTGCGCCTTTTGACCAGTAGAGTTATAAACATTTACAAACACCTCGGAAGATGAAGAAGATGTGGGTCGGCTCGACTCATTTTCTCGTTTGGAAATGACGCCGAGTTTACCTGAGCTTGTTCTCGTCAAAGGCATAATAGCTTCTGGTCCAGCTTCACCCATCAATCCAGCGCCATTTGCATACTGACTGATTTCCTTCCCATAAGAGAAAAGAGTGGGAGATGAAACAATGGAGTTGCTATACCCTGAGATGCCAGTCATCACGCCACCATTGGCTTTTCTATTAATACCACCAAACCAAGATGAGAATGAAACCGCATTATCAGCACCACCTCCACCACCAATACCTCCGGTGAAGAGGCCAAGCGCGGATTGGAGGATGCCAGACATAAGCTGTTGCGCAAGCAATTTTGACAGGCTTCTGATCATGTCATTAACCAAACTGTCAAATGCCTCTCCGAAGGACTTAAAGTCTCGCATACCCCCTACCACAAAATCAGATAAGGCGGCTGCCATGCTATCTGTGGTAGAGGTTACTACTTCACCCAATCCAAGAGCATAGTTCTTATGCTGGTCATAATAATCTTTGATACCGAGTCTCAGATTATCTAAAACACCACCAGAAGTACGGATTCTCTGTTCCGCCATCCATTCATCAATACGAGCAACCGTATCAGCATATTCTTGTTCAGCAGCAATTCTTTCTTCTGCGGAAGAAAATGCAGAATTAGATATAGACCTATAGAGCTTCTCAGCAGTGTCTTTCCATTGCTTAGATTGCTTTTCATAGGATTTAAGTGCGGCTTCACCCTTATCGCCCGAAACGATTTCAGAATAAGCCCTTTCAAAGTCCATCAATTTTTCACGAAGATCATCGACGGCTTTCTTTTCTTTTTCCGCTTGCTTGGCGAACAATCCTTCTTTGAGCTTGTTGCTCAGGAATTCTTGCGCTTCGGCAACGGAATGCAGTCCATTAGGAAGCTCATCTTTATAGATTTCCGCGACTTTTTTAATATCAAGCTGATGCGTAGCCAGTGAAGCGTTTAGTTTTTCAATTTCGGCTTCAACAATTTTTGCGAAGTTCGTTTCAGTTCCAAACAACTTCTGTACGCGAACATCAAACCCCTCAATATCAAATTCAGGGATTTTCTTAGGCTTTTTCTTTGCAGCTCGTTTTGCTTCTCGATTAGCCTCTTCCGCAGCGATAAGGGTTTCTTGCTTTTCAACAAGGAGTTTATACTGATCTGCTGTTTCTTTTGCTATCTTATTCCCATAAAGGTCTACGATATTAGAAAAATCTCCGGATTCAATAGCTTTTGCCAGCTCTTTACCTTGATTTTTCCCAATCTCTTTAAAAGACATCAATTTTTCAAGAGCAGAAGAAGCCCCTTTTTTACCAACTAATTCGAGCTTTCCCTCAATTTTCGATATTTCTCTATTTACGGATTCAATAGCCGAAACAGATAACGCGGAATTTAACTTTGCTTTAAACTCATCAATATCTTGAGCGGAAAGATGGAAAGTTTCTCCAAGCTTTTCGATAATTGAATCGAGAGTAGAAGCATCCGCCCCAGAGGATACTGCCGCCTCAGCTACAAGCCGGAAAGCATTGTCAAGTTGACCGGACTGACTAGACATAGAATCAAAAGCTGATTCAAGCTCTCTCATCTTTTCTTCGGTCAAAGTATTGGCGTTCTGCTGTTCGGTATATGTTGCAAGGAGATTCCGAGTCTTGCTCTCTAGTTGCTCTTGAGCTTCGGACATCTGGAGAAGTCCGCGAATCTGAGCCTCAAAGTCTTCCTGCCCGGCAAGCTGCTTGCCAAATTCTGTGGTCTTTGTTCCTTTACGAATAGCTTCATAGGCTTCCGCGAATTTAGCTATGCTGTTTCCGCTTTTGTTCGCTTCTCCAGTAAGTGCTTCCAATGCTGATTTCGCCGCATCTGCGGTATCTTTCGCATTGAGAATGGCCCCACCGAAATTGTCCCATTGCTTAATGACCTCTTCGGATGCACCAGCTTCTTTCATGCCGTCTTTGATAGTACGGAACATGATCTTGAAACGATCAAGAGTGTTCTTAATCATTTCATCTCTGGCTTTCGGATCAGTTTCTTCGTTTAATGCTTTATCAATAGCATCACGAGTCTCTTTAGCAAGCTTAACGGCTTGACTTCTTAACGTAAAGAGAGCTTCTGAATCAGTATCGGAAAGAGGCCCGAGTATGGAATCAAAAAAACTAATCACCTTAGTAGAAGAGAATACGTTAGGAAGCTCTTGAAGGGCTTGGATAAAGTCCATCTGGCGCTTTACGTACTCACCGCTAAGATACTGTTCTTGGAGTCGTTTATTGGAATTTGAAAGATTGTTCTGGCTTGCCGCAGCCTTTTCAGACTTACTGGCAATCTCGTCGAAGCTCTTGGCATATCCGGAAATAAACTTTTCGGAGTCAGACATCTGGTTGCTAAGAGCGTATGCCGCAGTACCTACAGCGACTAGCGCGGTGACAGTAAGTGCGATAGGATTGGCGTTAAAAGCAAGTGCGAATTTAGCAATTACGGCTTGCGCGGCTTTCATTATGCCGGACGCTTCTGCTGCGGCTACTCCTGTCAGAGTGAAAGCTGTCCTGAGATTCTTGAGCGCATCTACCGCAACACCGAAAGCCGTAGTGACTTTAAGCGTCGCATATACGATTCCAAGCCACTTTACGAAATTCATTATTGAATCAATGTTCTGTCCAATGAATTTCGTAATTTCCGTAAGTACACGAATAAAAGCTGCTGCACCCTCGGAATCCATCATTGCGGATTTGAGGTCAAACCATGCGGTAGCCAACCTGTTAAGTTCGGCTTGTAAACCGTGAGAAGCTTCTTCCGCTCCCTTAGCATACGTCTTTCCGACTTCTTCCGCAAAAGTACGAAGATGTTCAAGTCCAACTTCGCCTTTTTGGAGCATATCGTCAAGTTGTTTTGTGGTCACCCCAATAGCTTTCGCAAAAAGATTCACTGCACCGGGCATTCTTTCAGAAAGCTGCAATCTAAGTTCTTCTGCGCTGACCTTACCCTTAGAAATCATCTGAGAGATAGCGAGGAACACGGAGTTCATCTGTTCGCCAGTGAGTTTAAGTGCAACGCCCATCTGGGAGAAGCTTTTAAAAATCATCTGAGCGTCGTTTTCTAAGACCGTGCCTTTCGCGGAAGCGAACAGAGCTTTTGCAGCTTGCGCAGTGTCGATAAAAGACAGTCCAAGTTCATCACTTACTTTACGCACAAATCCGAGGGATTGCTCGGCTACTGCGGATTCTCCGTAAATCGACTTGAAAGAAAGCTGTAAGCTGTCGAGTGCGGTGGTAGCATTGAATACGGACTTGGTAAGCTCGACCATCCCGTACATACCGAAAGAAACGCCTACAGCGCCCGCTGCGGCTTGAACACCAGAAGTAAGGGAATACGGCGTAAGAAGCCCGGAAACGCCTCTACCGCCCTGTTTTGTGCGTTCCTGAGTGTCAGCAAAACGACGAAGAACCTCGTCGGAAGCGTTAATGCTTTTAGCGAACTCAATAGCTTCGGCGGACGTAAGCCCATACTCACGCTGCATCCTCTTTAACTGAGTTACCGCCCTTTCGACACCACGCATCTCAAGGAATTTCTGCATCATAGAAGACGCCTTCGTCGCGTCTACGCCGAAAGCACCTTGCAGAGCGTTCCCAATTTTATCAGTCTCACTTTTTATTCCTGCGGCAGCGGTTTTTGCAGACGCTTGAATACTTCCGATTGACCTGATAATATTTATGGAAGCATTAGTAATATCAGCGACGGGCAGGGCTTTCTCCATGCTCCGTGAAATTTGCTGACTTGTTTGAGTGATTACTTCTTTAAGATTGGTTAGAGTACTTGCTGTTTTACTATCGTCAAGCTCCACCGGAATAACTAGCCGTGTGAGTCTTTTAGTCGCCATTAAGATCCCTCTTCCGTGGACAGGTATTTTTCAAGCACTTTCTCGGCTGAGTCCGCAGTTTTACGCACATACCCCGCAGGTTGAAAAGGATTTGGCGTGGATTTACCGGGAATGCCATGCTCTTCTTTTTTTGAAAAAACGTAGACTTTCCCGTCTACTTTACTTCTTTCCGTAAATCTGATAATTTCTTTCGTAGCTGGATCTCTGAATACGATGCCGGGAGGCACACCAAGTTTGTCTTCATATCGCATCCATTTTTTCGGGCTTCTTTTTCCCTTGACAACATGGGGCTCCGTACCGTATTCAAGAAAGTGTGCATACCAAGCTCCAGCGTCAACAAGTTTGGCTTTTTTCGGTATTCTTTTTGATGGACGGACAAATGGCGTTTCTCTAAAATTTTCATTGGGCGTTACGTACCAAGGGTTCTTGGAAAGGGGGACACTTTTAGCATTTTTTATCATCTCAAGACGGAGCGCATTAGAAAAGCCCGTAAGGACTTTCGCACCCTCCGTCTCTATTTGAAATGAAATTTCAGAGAGAAGTTTGAGCGGGAGTTGTTGTACATTAAAAGCCATGTACACCTCCAATCCATTACGGGCTTTTTAAGGGAGAATAAAAATGAAAAAATTTTACGTTTTGCTTAGGGTCTTTGTTTCTGTTGAAATCATTGGTGCCTTGATTTTTGCCTTTGGCATTTTTGCGGACGTGAACGGAAAACCTTATGGTACAAAGTTAGGCATAATCGGTTTGTATGTGGCATTGAGTTGCCATGTACTACTCAAGAGTGCGATTATTCCGGGCATCAATCAGACTGTTTCAATGCGTAAAGAATGGGAAGCACGCAAACGGCTGGATAAAGAAAACGCTGTGAAGAAGTAGACGACTTTTTTATTCAATAACTTTTCCGCCATAAAGAGCGAACATCGCCTTTTCTTGTTCTTCGGGGGTCATTTCTCTTTTTCTAGGAGATTGACCCCCTTCTTCATTCTCTTGTTCTTCATTTTTAATCTTATGGTAAGCAACCCATCCCATGAACTCTTCTACGTCCATATTTTCTAAAAGCTGATTTACCGTCATATGAAGATCACGCGCAAGAGAATACGCGAACATCCAAAGCCAGCCAGTTGTTAGTTTTTTTCAGCCTCTTCCTGAGCCTTTTCATTGATGGTATTCATTTTGGACGCGGCTTCGACCAAGGCAGTAACAACCTGAACATCCTGACTCAAAAGCCAGTTAATGTCATTCTCGGTAAGCATCTGGTTGCCGTTCTCATCGACAAGACAAGCAATAACCATACGATACATCGCAAAGTTATATTCTTCGACCTTTTTATCCTCGTCTTGAACTTTCTCGGCGCGACTATAAATTTTCATTGCTTCCCCGGCACTAAGTCTACGCATGTAAACTTCCGCGTCCCACACGGGGATGTAAAACTTGTCTTTCACAACAGTAAGACTGTTACGCAGTTCCGCAAACTTTTCGATAGTAAGAATAGCCATATAATTCCTCTCCTGAATTTTTTTTTCGAGAGGGAGACAATTCTCCCTCTCTTTTATTTGGTTGTTATAGATTAGACGAAAGTAATAGCAATGTCGGTCTTCGTGCTGCCGGAAATGAGATTGGCATCAGCGTTAGTAAAGGCGCTATCCATGAAAGTCAAGGCGACGTTAGAAACATCCACCTTAGTAGTAGCGGCTCTAGTGAAAGACAACTCGGCAACCGTGTCACTAACTTTCTTGAGGGCACCAACAAGGCCAGTCGGGACATTAGCCAATTTATAATGCGTATTTGCGGTAAAGTTCTGAGTATTTTCAACGCTCGTAGTAAATTTAGCGGTTGATTCCTTGCCCGGGATAAGCGTTACAGTGACTTTACCAGTCACAGCGCCAGTCGATTCAGTACCAGCGAGTGTGCTATCCCAACTCAGAGTGGCGCGTTTACCACCAAAAACCCATTCAATCTTACCAGAAACGTCGAAAGTATACGTAGTGGTATTCGCAGCACCGACGCCACCAGAAAGCGGCATACCCGAAAGCTGGCCCATGAAATACATTACCGTTCCGGTAGGGAACTCGACTTTACAAGGGCTGTACTCACGTGAATACAAATACTGCGTAATCAAACTCTGATGAGCGGGGCAAAGATCATCAAAATACCCATTGAACGTAATATTTCCGTTATCAGGGATATCCGAGATTTTCTCCACGGCCTCAGATTCAGTGGTAGTTACGGTAATGGTGGGTTTAGAAATATTCGGGCCGTTCCAAGCTGAAATCCCCGGAACATGCTCCCACACTGCCGTAGCAAAAGAAGACCCCGTGCCACGGAAGAATTTCAATCCTTTGCTTGTGCGGGCTTGATAATTTTCTGCCATTTGTTAAGCTCCTTCTTCAAGGATAAAATCTACAGATTGGATATGCCAAATATTTTGTCCAATCTGCGTTGTTCCATAATGATCTCCATCTACGCAGGATGGAAACTCCGTTTCCGCTAAACTTCTGATAATTTCAGAGCCCTCTGTGGCCTCCGCATAATTGGTACTCATTACGTCAACCTGAACACGGACTGACCGCAATAAGTCTCCCCTATCAGAAAGTGTTTTATCCAAGGGATCTCCGGAAATTCTATGAATTAGAACGAAGCGTTTAGTATTAGCTACGGTGTTCGCTTCGACAATCCCCTGAAAGATATTTTCACCAAAAAATTTTTTTACTTCTTGAGACTTTATGAAAAGTTGAAAAAGTTTTGTTTCTGCTCTTTGGACAAGCTTTAGCGGCGTATTAAGCATCGGAAAGTCTCCTACACATAACTTCAAGATAAGTATTTTCTTTATTTATAGGAGGTGACTTTACTTCCAAAACAATATCGCCTTCATGATCCGAATGTAATATGAATCTACTTCTGTCTGAAACATCCGAACGAAATCTCATGGAAATTCGTATCGTCCCTTCGCCTTGTGACTGAGAAGCAATCCAATATTCTCTCCCAGACATATATTCAATGCCAACATAGATGTCAGCTACAGGATGATATAAACTTGTCGGCGAACCAGTAACGTCTCTTGATCGAACTTCTTTAAGCAATGTCGCTCTTTTATTTAATACGGCAGGATTTGAAGTATAATCAAGCATATCAAACAAATCCTATAATTTTAAATGTGTCCAATATATTATCTATAAAATTGCTTGGAAATAGCGCGTCGTTAGATTTTCCTGCTCTCAAAGCTATCTCGGATCTTTGCTGAAAAAGCGTTCCTGTACGAACCATAATCCATTGTTTCAAAGGATGAGGACAATTGCTTACAAAAACTTTTTGAGTTGGAATTGCATCCGGAGCAATATGTAATTTCGGAATTTCCGCGATAGGAGGAATCTTTACAGATTGGGCATCTACATAATTATGAAATTCATCATGAAGGAAACCGCCAGCATAATTTATGATGAGGGACGCGCCTTTCGCAATTGATGCTTCCGTAGTCTGAATTTTTACAACATCATCCTTGACAAAGACGGCAAGCACAGGTACGTTGTTTCCAACGGAATCATAGATTTGAAAATTTTCTGGTTTTGCATCACCCATAATGGGTCGATTGAATACGAGAGTAACGCTAGATTCGGTAAATCCGGCCTTAGTGGGTTCGACGAAAGGAGACTCGTTAGTTACGATTTTTTCGGATTTTTCTTCTACCGTATATCCGGCACGAAGAACAATTTTTGGATTGAGGGGAAATCCGCTCAAAGGGGAGAGAGATCCAATAAGCGGATTTCCTTGCGGCGACAACGCAGGGTATTCAACGGTATACAGGTCAGGAGAGACAGGCTGGCCCGAAGAGTCAAACACTTCTACGGATGTAACGGGAACCACGGGGAGAGGAACCGCAGACCCATTCATCTCTTTTTCGGAGGGAGTCCACGACCATTCTGAATCTACAAAAACTCGCCCGGTCTTCTGTTCCGCGTGAGTCGTAGCGGAAGCTATAAGATTTTCAATATAAAAATCTTCTTCCGCAGTTGTGGTATTCAGCCTCAAATGCTGCTTGACCTCTTCCACAGAAACAGGATAGCATTTAGGGGCAATGGTCATGTCAAGACTCATATCGTCTATTTCCCTTCGTTGATTTTATGCTTTACTTTATCAGCAAGCTCGGTAAGAACAATCTCGGCGGAACCGAAACCGGAACGACCACCGACAAAAGCAACGATAGTCAGATTTTCCCTTTTAAGTCGTTCATCAAGCCCGGCCTTTTTCAGGTCTTCTACGATACCCATAACATCTTCTGAAACGGAGGGGGCGGTATCCGCCCCACTCACGCTTTCTTTTGATGATTTAGGCTTCGCGGAAGACTTCGGAGTTTCATCAGCGGTGGCTTCTACAGGAGATGCTACGCTGGTAATTGCTTCGTTGATAGCCATAGGGGACTACTCCACCGGAACAAGGTCGGCACGCATCAGAACCGCATGAACGGTCGGGGTGCCAGCGGTCTTAGTGACTTCAACCTTCACGAACTGGCGGCTACCGATGTAACCGACTTTAGCACTAGTTACTGACGCAGTGACTTTCACGTCCGCAATAGGTTTAGTCAGGTCCAGAGGTTCAAGAGCTTCCGTAGCACCGGAAGACGTGTCGCCATGCGTGATAGCAAGCGAAGCATCGTTGGTGCCGTCACCTTCAAGAATAAAGGTGACGGAGTTAAATCCCTGAATGTCAATAGAAGCTCCCGAAGTAACCGGGACCACCTTCATATGAGATGCAAGATCTTTCATAGCCATAATGATTTCTCCTTTTTGCTTAGGCCGCGAACTTGAGCAGCTTAATAGCTTCAAAGTTCTGAATGCCGCCGCCAGTACGCAGGTCAATGTTGAAGATAACGAGAGGAGCCTTGGTCACGGTGTCGCGCTGGATACGCATACCGCGACGTTCGACAACAAGATACCCCTTACGGAAGTTGCCGAAGGCTACAGAGAAAGCATTGGCTTCAATGTCGGGCATATTTTCGTCAATTTCGATGTTATAGCCAAGCAGGGTGTTCGGCTTACCCATCTGCAAGGACGGCTGCCACAGATAGTTACCATCGTTATCCTTGAGCTTACGCACGGAGGACTCGGTAAAGGAGTTCATCAGCCAATTAGCGCCCTGACGATAGCCACGTTTCAGGAAGGTAGTCATATCGATAAGGCAATCGGCGGGGCCTTTATCCTTAAGGGCGGGTTCATAAGGGAGGAACGCGCCAGTCTTGCCAGTCTTAGCAAAACCGAGCTTGCCCCAATCAACACCAGCCTTGCCAGTCTGTTCGGCAACGGGATAGGCAAGAATGCCGAAAGGCTTCTTCACGCCATTGCCCCACACATGAGCATGAGCAATCGTTTCGCCAAAGGCGATACGAGTACTGTCCATGAGTTCGGCTTCGATGTCGACATAAGAGTCTTCGATGAGTTCGGAGGACAAGGTGGGCTTCGCCATGAGCGTATGAACATCCCACTTGAGCTGACCGTAATCCGGGGTCTTGGTTTCGCGGCGGGTTTCGACTTCACCAGTCCACACAGCGGATGATTCGGAGAGACGGACAGGACGTTCATAACTGGACGTACCCGTAGTCTTCTTTTCGGCGAGACGATAAATCGCAGAGTCATCACGGGCGAGTTTCAGAATATCCTTTTCAACTTCGACCGGAACGAAGATGCCACCGTAGGTATCAATACCTGACAGGAGAGTCTTCATTTCCATTTCTGACTTGGGAAGGCCATAAGCTTTCGCGGCACGCATTTCAGCTTCAATAAGAGCTGACTTTGATTCCTCGGGAAGATCCTGATAGTTGGTCTTATGGACGGTACGGAAGAAAGCGGACTTAACCATATCTTCACGGGTCTTAGGATCACCAGAAGGGGCACTCGAAATCTTGAGACGCTTAATCTCTTCGTCCGCTTCGGCCTTATACTTCTTAAAGTCCTCATCCTGTTTAGCAAGCATTTCCTTAAGGTCGGAGATAGCTGCGGTATGGTCTTTCTTCAAAGCCTCGTCACGCTTGTCAAGAGTAGCCTTCTGTTCTTCCCAGAGGGCATTAATCTTTTCTACAATAGGATTTTCAGCCATAAAAATACTCCCTCTTTTCGAGATTTTTAAAATAGATAAAGTAAAAAGTACCTCCCATTCATCCCGAACTGAGGCATTGCCAATATTGACTTTGATAGTGTAAATCATATTTTTACATTTTTGTCAACCCCTTTTTTTAAAAAGAACAAAAAAATTACGCCGTCTCAATTAAGAAAACGGCGTAATAATCAGTCATATTTTTTTATTAAAAATTATTTTCGGAGCAACGCTTCCAATGCTTCCAGAGTTTCTCTTTCCGCATTTTCTTTACGCTTGGTAGCAATAACCTCATCAAGCCATGCAGAAAGTTCTTCATCCATTTTAGCTTCTTCCGTATTTTCGTCTTTCGTTTTATCCTCAGCAATGTTTTCGGGGGCTTTGCTTTCAGGCTCATTCGACTTTTCGGAAATATTCACAGATTTCTCTTGAGTTTCTTTAGGTTCCTCATGAGCTTCCTTAGATTCTTCCGGCTGTTTAATTCCTTTAATTTCCGCATCAATATCAGCGGAGATAATGGATTTAAGCTGGACAACGATATCTTTAGCTTCCTTATTGGAAAAACCTTTTTCACGGAGGAATTGTTCGGCATCTCGCAGGGTGCCGATATTTTTCACCGCGTCAATAGTAGCTTCCGTATTCATGGGAAATGTCACCACTGACCCTTCGCTAAGATTAATTTTATTTAATTCTCGAATAGTATAACCAGAATATTGTTTACCGTATTTTTTTCCTTCAACATATTTATAGTCTATGGCTTGATATCCAATACTCATACCCATTGAGCCGGGATCAGATTCTTTCAGGACCGTCCATATATTTCTTCCAGACGTGGTGCTAAAGAGCTTGCCTTCAACATAAAGCCCCTTATCATCTTCACGCATGAGCGTCCATTTTCCGATAGGCTCAAGGTCATCAGCATTGATTTTAAATAATCCTCCATGCTGCTTTAACATCGGAGGATAGTATCCTTTCTTTTTCCATTCTCGAAGAGAGTCTTTGAATGCGCCCGGCATAATAACATCGAGTCCTTGATCAACATTATTATAAACCGCGAGATAGCCGGAAAACGTATATTGATCTCCATCATCGCTTTTACATTCAAGATCATTGAAAGCATAAAATTGTTTCGTTTCAACTGTCATTATTTTTTCTCCGAATTTCCTTTAAATTCGCTCTCCAGTTCCGCCAACTCTTTTTTAATGAGTTCATATTCAGTACAGGTTGGGTCGACGCCTTGCCGCAAAAGCTCCTCTACCCAATCCAAATCACGTTTCTTGAAATAAATAAGCTTAGAAAGGGTGGCTTGATCTTTACTCATTATCTTCGTCATTCCGTTGATCGTCATTGTTCGTATCTCCGTTTTTAGGTTTTTTCGGAATTGTACTACCTGATTGAGGAATCTGTGCGTCCATTACGTCCGCTTCCTTAACAATGGATTCTACAGTCCTCATAGCCCCCTGCATAAATAGCTCATCGCCGCCCTTGACGGGATTCATTTCAGACAGGGCTCGAACTTCGTTAGGAGTCATATATCCGGAATTGATGGCAGTACGATAAACTTCGGCACGGCTTTTCGCGTCGCCACGAAGCAATCCATCATCCATGAACTTGAAATACAGACCTTCCTTTCTACGCTGTTCTTCTGTGAGCAAGAATTTATTAGCACTCGTTTCAATACGCCGATACCACGGATCAAGCGTATGAATTTTATGCTGTAAGAAAAGCTGTTCGGAAGATGCATACGTTGTGGTCTTCATATAATCAAAGACCATGATTGGCATCACTCCCCAATTTCGACAAAGATCCGCAACTTGGAATTGACGATTCTCAACAAACTGAGCATCCTGATTAGTCATGGACATCTGCTGATATCGAAAATCGTTGCTCAAGATAATTGTCTTATTGGCATTTCTTGAACCGCTATATTCTCTCTCCCACGTCTCACGAATACGCTTTCTCTGTTCCTCTGTCAAGTCATTTACTGCGGTAAGAATTCCGGAAGGTTTAACTCCATTCTTTAAAGATGTTCCAAGATATTTATCCGAAGACAAAGAAAGACCAATAGCATTTTTAGCCAGTTTGACAGGGGACAGGCCACGAATAACATCGTATCCTCTCCACTTCAAATGCCACATATCCTTTTCAGGAATTTCAATATATCGTCCGTTTTCGGTCGTTACAAAATATTTTGATCGAAGCCCAAGAGAATCAGATTCATCCATCTGAACATTAACCATGCCGGGAGGGAAAGGATACATCTCCTTAATCTCTCCACGTACTCTTACAAGCCAAACGAAAGCCTCTCCAGTCAGCGCGAGATGCAAGCCGAGAGTCTCCCGAAATTCAAATTGGCTTTGATATGGATTTGGGCCTTCCTCAAAAAGCCAATACAATGGGTGATTTTCCGCTGGCTTTCTAGTATTTCCCTTTTTTTGATACAAACGAAAAGGAACCTGAGCGATACCATTGGAAATAACGGAAACACAAGCCAAGACGACAGAACAATCAAGTGCTGTCCGTGTGGTAACGGGAGTACCGGAATCGGAAACAGAAATCGAATTTAAGAACGAATCATCCATATTCGATTTATATTCTGAATCCTTTTTTCGGAAGTTATCGAAAATATTTAAAAAACCCATAGTACCTGCCCTACGGTAAAAATTTACTACTACGTCCTATACGACATATATTTTCCTTTGTCAAGTAAAAAATTGACAAAATTGTAAAATAGGAAAAATATGGGGCGTAAATACGCCCCATTATTAATTTTTATTTATATCAATATTCGGAATAGGTGATTACTTTATTTTCTTTCAACGATTTTTGAACATCAATGATACGCTGATTGCTGCTCCCCCTGAATTTAAGATTTGGGTCTTTTAGGGAATCGATAAATGTTCCGTCGACAACGGTTATGACCTCAGAAAGCACTTTATCGCGCAAAAATGAATGTTTAACCAAATCCTCAAACTTATATCCGGTCCAGATCCAAATGGGCTTATTAACTTCCCATTTAAATCTTTGAATAAATTCCGCAAGGTCTTCGTGGTTTTGTTGGAAAGGTTCTCCTCCGAGTATTGAAAGACCTTTAATAAATGGTTCTTTTGCCGCCTCAATAATAGCTTTAATCTCAGGTTCTCTAAATTCAGAGCCCTCGTAAAAAGGCCACGTTTCTGGATTAAAACAATTTTTACAATGATGGCTACAACCTTGAAAATAAATACTTACTCTAATGCCGGGGCCATTCGCTATGTCCATAAGACGAATTTTTGCATATCTCATTAATTATTTCTCTTTCCTTTATGGTTAAAAAGAATTAGGTCAATTACAGCATTATAGCCATCCTCATCTCCAACAATATAGAATTGAGAAGACAAGTTAGTATACTTATCAAAAATCTCTTTGATGATAGAGTCTTTCTCTTTTGCTTCCGTTTCCGTTTGAATTCTACCTGTCGAAGAATATTTTTTAACCCTTTTTACAAGGACATCTATTGTTTTTGCAGACTGATGAAGGTTTAAAATTAGATTTGTCAAAGGCGCGGAGTAATAAGACCTAGGAGCGATATATGCCAGTCCAATCAGGATTGGCGAGTCCGTAATAACATAATCAACTTTTCCAAGAAGCCTATCTACTCGATGCCATTGCTGTGCGGTAACGAGCAATTGATCATTCAGTAGGTCGACGCTATTGTCCCATACACAATCTTTAGCAAACTCAGTTACAAGCTCGCAAGAAATCCCACACAGCTTTAGCTCCGAGAATATATGGGCGGCTCCGGTACTTTTCCCACATCCGGGGCCTCCATAAAGATTGATAACTTTAGTATCCTTCATATACATACGGCTCCTTTCTTAATCAAATCTTCCCAAAGCTCTTCTCGCTGCTCCAAAGGGATGAGGGCTATACTAAGGTGCAAAGGAGCTTTGAAAATTATATCAATTTCCCTTTTTTCTTTTAACTTGCACCATCCATCCCCATACGCCACTTTCTTATTTGAAAACCAATGCTTACGAGCATAATAGATTTCAGAATCGTCCTTATCGTATTTATCAATTTCTTCTTCTGGTATTTGCTCCTTAAAAAGAAGATCATATTGAGAATAGCGTCCCTTAACCCGAAAAAGGTTAAGACCATTTGCAAAAGAGAGAGTTCCATCCTCGATAGGAAAGGCGTCATCCCCAATATCCACAATTCTGCATCTATGAGTTCCAAGAACAATTCTATGGATGGGGCGTTCTTCGGTAGGGATGAACAATGTGAATTTAGGTATTTCTATAATAGTTTGATATAACTCGCTCATCTTTATGCCTCCTTGGTATTTTCTTTTCCATTATTAAGCCATTCATCATAAAGAATATCGCATATACCTACAAAGTCTGGACGGGCTTTTTCTCTAAGCTCCTTTCTAAAATCAGGGTCGCACATTTCTACGTGGGTTACGGGGCGCCCAAAAAGTTCCTCAACATAAGAATGGTATTCACTCCATGCACCCATCAAAAATCCAGTAAATGCGGAAACTACCGCACCTTCTCGATTCGTAAACTCCATAGATTCTCCTTTATTTAGTAAGGGCCTGTAAGTAAAATATATTTACAGGCCCTATGTCTATCAGCTCAAGTCTTCATTGTCAACATGCAATACTCGGGCACCGATTTCCTCGGTTCGTCCCTTGTTCCAAAAATTATCGCCCAAGTAGCCACAAGTTCTACGGCAAACAGTAAGATCATCTCGATTGACCGTATGGCACTGAGGACATTCCCAGTCAAGATTATTATTCAGTTTGATTTCTCCTCGAAATCCACACTTAGCGCAATAGTCCGATTTGGTATTGATCTCAGCGTACTGAATAGTTTCATACATATAAGAAACCAATTGATCAATCACTTCGAGGTTCTGCTCCAAATTCGGAACTTCCACATAGCTGATGCAGCCGCCGGAAGAAATTTTCTGAAATTGAGATTCAAAACGAAGTTTATCAAATGCGTTAATCTTTTCGGTTACATCAACATGGTATGAATTTGTCAAATAATCTCGGTCAGTAATTCCCTTGACCACCCCAAATCGCTTCTGAGTTGTCTGTGCAAGGCGATAAGTTGTAGATTCAGAAGGTGACCCGTACAAGCTGAATCCAAGACCGGATTCTGCACGCCAATCATCGCAAGCTTTTCTCAATCTACGCATAATACGTACAGCAAGTTCTTCTCCACGTTCCGTAGTATGTGATTCTCCGATAAGAGCAAGAACGCATTCATGGAGCCCAATGTATCCGAGAGACAAAGTTGAATACCCATCTTTCAAATATGGGTCAATTACATCATCTTTTTTAAGGCGAGCGATAACCCCATGCTGCCAATGAATAGGAGACTTTTCGGCCTTCGTACCAAGAAGGCTCTTATGTTTGCACATGAGGCCATCATGAACCAATTCAAGGCGTTCGTCAAGGATTTTCCAGAAAGCATCAATATTACCGTCTGCGGAAAGTCCTGCATCCGCAAGGTTCAAAGTTACCACACCCTGATTGAATCTATTATACCATTTCAGCTTGCCATCTTTATCTCTATATTGAGAAAGAAAAGAACGGCATCCCATGCAGGGGAAAACATCTTCATAATTTTCTTTCATCTTTTTTGCGGAAATGAAGTCCGGCATCATACGCCTAGCTACACATTTCACCGCCAGATCTGTCAGATACCGATACTTACTATCTTTAGGAACATTATTTTCATCGAGCACATACAGGAGTTTAGGAAACGCGGGGGTAACATACACTCCGGCTTCATTCTTCATCCCGATATATCGTTGCTTAATCATCTCTTCGATAAGCATTGCCGTCTCTTCAATATATTCAGGATCTTCATTCAGATACATGAAAATACTAAGGAACGGAGCTTGCCCATTACTTGTCGAAAAAGTGTTTACCTGATACTGAATAGTTTGTAAACCATCCTCAATTTCTTTACGAAGCCGCTTCTTGGCAATATGCTCAACTTCTCGATTCCCGCAAAGCTTAGTGGGAGACGCAAGAGGGACATCATCCCCAAAAAGTTCTTCCCTAACTTGGTTTTTAATCTTTTCGTAACTTACCCTAACATACGGAGCGAGATGCGCGAGGGAAATAGTCTGACCACCGTATTGTCCACACGCTACCTGTTGGACGATCTGCGTAGCGACTGTACAGGCTGTCCTGAACGACCTAGGAGTCTCAATCATCTTCTTATTAATAACGGTTCCGTCCTTAAATGGACCACGCAAATCAACAAGACAACAGTTAAAAATTCGCTGCACAGCATAGTCCAAATCATGGAAGTGAATAAGCCCGTCTTTATGTGCCTGTACAACATGAGGGGGGAGCATGTGCCGCATCGCAATATCTTTTGAAGCCTCACCAGCGATCATGTCTCGTTGCGTAGACGCTGTAGCAACATTCTTATTACTATTTTCATCTCGAAGGTCTTCATCCGTTCCTCCAGCTACAATAGAAAGGATGGACTCATCGGTAAATTGATCGGAGCGTTGAAATTCACGAATACTCCTATATCCTTCGTAAGCCTTTGCTACAAGAGGAAGCCCTGCCTCACAAAGACTCTTAAAAACATATTCTTCAATTTCTTTAATCGTAGGAGTTTCATTTTCGCTTTCAAAAGATTTGGCAATAGCTTGAGCAGTTCCAGTAAAAATAGAAGCGACTCCTTCCGAAATAAGAGCTTTAGTAATAGCAAGCTCAATTTTTTTGGGGTCAAAAAGAACTTTAGAACCATCACGCTTAATAATCATGCTAGGCTTCTTTCTCATATTTATCTCCATATAATTTTAGTTTAAGGGGGCTTAAAGCCCCCCTTCCCAATTTTCTATTTACACACCAGTACTACCAAACCCGCCAGTGCCTCGAACGGTTGTGGAAAGCTCCTCAGTCTCCACCCAATCGACAGGGAGGTACGGAACAATGACAATCTGGCAAATCCGGTCGCCCGTTACATAAATTTTATTCGCAAGGCTAGGATCTTGGAAGTAATTCTTAGGAATACGGAAGACAGCCTTGACCTCTCCGCGATAATCGGAGTCAATGACGCCTACGCAATTAGAGAGCGTCATTTCCTTCTTGAATACGGAAGACCGAGGAAACACGAGGCCCACGTACCCCGCAGGGATTTCCATACCGATTCCGGTTCCATAGGTAACAAGCCCTTTATCCCAATCAATATCGCAGGTGACTGCATGGAGGTCATATCCAGCGGACCAATCGGTTCCACGGAGGGGCATACTGGCATTTTCATGAAAACGCTTGAAGTTGATAATGTGATTGCTCATGTAGATTCTCCTTGTTAGTTAAAGATTGTATATCCGATAAACATCTTCTCGGGATAAGGCATTTTCCCATTTTCGAGAAAAATGATTCCCTTTATAATCTCGGGGAGATGTTTAAGAACATTAATTTTTTCATCCGGGGATACTCCTACGATATTAGATAAATTACGAACATATTTTTTTGTATCGTTTTCGTGAGGAGGCCCCATTCTATACACCATGCTCCGCAATGTGTCAAGGCCATTTTTCTGCTGATAATTCTTTAGATTTTTTGCACAAGCACGGATACCGTATTCAGGGGACTCAAAAATAATGAACTTGCCATCACTTCCGACTTGACCGTCCCATTTCGTATTCTTCGAGCTTTTGAGATTACAAGGATTGTTATTCCGCAATCCTCTAGTATCTCCATACGTCTCTTTTTTATCTTGAGACGTATTTTCCTTTTTTTGATAAGGGGCTTCTAACTTCTGCTTCATAATAGCATTTTCAGAGGCCATACTTCCTAACGCTGTACTTAAAAATTCTATCTTATGATGAAGTTCCTCTATCTGAATATTCTTACTTTTTCTAAAATTTGTAAGTGTTACATAATTATGTACTGAATTAGCAATAAATACGCTAATTAAAAGAGCTATAAGAATCCTATCCAAATAATTGAATTTAAACATCCACCCTACCTTAATATTTTTTATCTACTATTTTCAATTCTTACGTTTTCCCAATATTCTCTTTCGGCTTTTTCACATTTTTGAAAACCCCAAATGAAAACAGAAACAAAAACCGCCAATAAAATCATACCTTTGATTTTCATAATAACTATTTTCTTTCTGTGTTTATTCATTAATACTCTCTCCTTTTACGGCAGGGATAAACCTATCATCAAGATACATGAGAATCTGGTCGCAGAAAAACCTCCATTCTTTCAGCTTATGGTTCTTGCGCTGATGGTACATATTCCGAAGAACCTTATAATTAGTACATACGATTCTCCGCTGCAAAAATCCTTCGGGGAGATTTTCTTTTATACCTTGAAAGTCCTTTTCGTCAATCATTTTATTCAGAATGTCGATGATTTCCTGACGAACTTTGTCGGAGAAATCGTCCTTCGTGAGATGCCGCTTCATAATCGTGTGCATCGTAGACTCGGACTGTTTGGATGTTCCCACACGGTAGGTATCAAACTCCGACCAAAAATAGCGGGTCGCGGTGATATCAATCCAAACTACGATACTTTCTAAAAACTTATTATGTCCCCCGTCGAGGCCAGCGAGCTTATGAGCACGAGCGGAAAGTTTATTTAGAGTGTTTTCGGCTTTCCTAGCCCCATCGCATTCGATATCGTATATAGTTTTATCAGACGTAAGTCCATAAGACAAACCCATCCCAAGAAACGCAGCGGTATGTCCAGCTTCCCCAATAAACTCAACTTTAATATTCATTTGTTTTTCCTTTTTTATGCTTTAATGTTATAGATAGGTTTAGTCCTTCCGACAATTTCTACGGAATCGAGATGATTACAAATCTCATAGGAACTCTTATATGCGGAAGGGCTTTCATCCAACGTCGATTCATTTATGCAGGTTGAATAGATTCCTTCCATTTGATCCTTGAAAATATCTACAGACAATTGCCGTTTAGCTTGTCCTCGACTAAGTACACGCCCGGCACCATGAGGCGCGGATTCATTCCAATCCTCAAGGCCCTTACCTTTTCCGATTATGATACCATCCCGCATGTTTAATGGGATCATAACTTTTTCATCTTTTTTCGCGGAAATTGCACCTTTGCGAAGAATAATCTTTTCTCCAATCTCTACATAATTATGAATTGTTTCTTCGTAACTATCCGGAAAGGGAGCGATTAAAGCGCAATCCATAGTTACTTTTTCGATTATACAATCACGGTTGATAGAAGCGTATTCCTGCATAATCTGCATATCGTGAATATAATCTTCAAATGCTTGCCCGGATAAATACGCTAAATGCTTGGGTACACCATTACATTGTTCTTCCGCAATTTTTTGATAATAAGTAGCTACTTCTTTTCCGATACCACGAGATCCGGAATGAACCGTGATATAAAAATCTCTACGCAATTCTCCTATAGGCCCTTTATTTTCAGAGAAGATATCGCATCCAACTTCAATAAAATGATTTCCACCACCAAGAGTCCCAATACTATGATATCCCCTTTCAATATTTACATTTTTAGCGCAAATCAATTCTTTTATTCGTGTCCTAAATGGATGGTACATTAACTTTTCGCAAACATTCGTGCCCATAGGAACATTTGCCCGAATCAACCTATCAAATTCTTTTAAAAAATCATTTACCCATACGCCTTCTTCTTTTTCATATTCTTGCAGGAAACCCAATTCATAACCACCATATCGCGCTGATGTCAACCCGCATCCGATATCAACTCCGACAAGATTAGGAACGATTTTCTTGTTTTCAATGGTCATCGTCGTTCCGATAACACATCCAGCGCCAGCATGTACATCAGGCATGATACGGATTTTACTTCCTTCGGTGAACTCCTGATTACATAATTCAATAATCTGAGATAAAGCGGTCGGCTCCACATAATCTGTGAAAACCTTAGCTGTACTTACTGATCCTTTTACCTCAAACATTATTCGCTCCTTTTTTTAATAATTAGTCTTCACTGCAAAAAATGGCTATAAAGTCTCTCTGTTGTGCGTCCCGTGCTGCTTCCCATGCTTCCCGTGCTGCGTCTAGTGCATCGTCCCATGATGCAGCCAATGCTGCGTCCCGTGCTTCGGCCCGTGCCGCTTCCCGTGCTGCGTCTAGTGCTTCGGCCTGTGCTGCTTCCCGTACTGCGGCCCGTGCTGCGTCTAGTGCAGCGTCCCATGATGCGGCCCATGCTGCGTCCCATGCTGCAGAAATCTCTTCGCTTGTGGCATTTCCAACCGCGTACATCTCTGAAACATCAAGCGCATTCAGCGAACGCTCGTCAGAAATCAAATGCTGGATCTGCCGGACACATCGCACAGCAAAAAGGCGCACTTCCGGGGCATCGATGCTCCTAAGTGCCCATATCGCATCATCCAGTCCATTCGAGTCGAGAATTGATTTGAAAGAAAGCGGTTCGTCGTCAGCCTTGGTCTTTCCAAGATATGTGAGCAGTCTTCCCCATCCCTCGCAGCAAGGTGAATGCTCACGGATTTTGTTCAGCGTCGTATAAAACATTTTTTATGCTCCTTCTTTCTAAAAATGTTTGCTTCCGATGAATGGAGTATTCTTTAACCGGAAGCAAATGTCAATAGATTTTTTAGATTATTTCCTATAAAATTCTCCCCTCCATCCTTCGGCCTTTACTGGCAGACCTTCCGCCCATTGAGGAAGTTTGCACATGATACTTTCAAATTCCTCGACAGACCCAAACCCTTTAAGAACTTCCGCAATGATTTCATCATGAACATGAAACACTACCGGATAATTGGCTTCTTCGAGATTGAACATCGCATTCACCATCAGATCTCTACAAAAAGCTTGTGTAACATTTTCTGAAAGTATGAGATGGTTAAGCGGCCTTCTCACGAATTGTTTTTCTGGCGTCAAGGTCATCGCCGTAACGAGCTTCTTGAACGCTGGCTTTTCTGGCGTAGACCATGCCATCTCCACATCTTCAAGTTTAGGCTCGAAGTAGAAGAGGAACCTGCCACTAGGGAGCTTCATAAGGAGGAATCTCTTATAGTATTGGAATGATACTCCACGATAAGAATAAATTCCACCCTTATTCGTCATAGCCATGACAGCAGCTTCAACGAGTTTGTGCCAAAGCTTAACCGTCATTGGATGACCGTCTCTCCATGCAGCAATAATCTTCTTTCCTTCCTCTTCATCAATGCCCATTCTATCGGCTCCAAAGCGAAGGAACGCGCCATAACCACCTCCGTATCCGCAAGCCAACGTAGCCGTCTTACCTACTTGACGCTGCTTCTTATCCACATCTTCATATTTCACCCCATAAATAGTCGTAGCTGCAACTTTATACGGGTCAAGGCCATCCCTAAAACCTTGAAGAACATACTCTTCGCCAGCAAGATATGCCAATGCTCGGGCTTCAATCCCACTATAGTCGGCACAGATAAAATCGTATCCTTTTCTAGCGTGAATCATTGCGCGAAGGCAATCGGAGGCAAGGACTTTAGGGTCTTTCCAATACTGCTGGATAAGATCTAAATTCCCGCTAGCTGCAAGTTCGATATCCATTTCACTGATATCATAATTATCCAAAGGCTTGGAACCTTCGGGGATATTCATATTATTTGTTGAAGGTCTAGTCAAATTTTGCGGTTGAATAAGAGCACCAGCAAATCTTCCCGTAGAGGCTCCATGATATATCATCGTTCCATGCGCTCTGCCATCATAGCACGAAGTACAAAGCATGGTCTGATATTTTGCCGTAGAAGACATGGCAATAGTCTGACGAATCTCAAGGAATCTACGAACATCAGAGGGGAGATCAGTCCGTTCAAGAAGGTCGGAGATAGCTTGCTTGCTTGCCGAATCAGTATCAACCCCACGAGATTGAAGCCATTCAATAATAGACTTGGAAGACTTCATGGTAGATACAGCACCATACGTAATCTCGGAAGCTTCCTCCGTCAAAATATCTTCTACTTTATTAACCATATCCATAATTTTGACCGCGTGAAACCTGTCAATTCCTACTCCACGGTCATTGATCGTCTGGTCGAGCCGCCACACTTTAAGCTCCCGCTCAGGGATAGGAGGAAGCTCCATAAAAAGAACTTCTTCCGCAACCACGTCCTGTCGACAATATTCAACATATCGTTTAAACATTGGCTCGTCACAAGGATAGACAATATATTGATGGTAGTTTTTAATGGTAGGAATGCCACCTTTTGAAAGCACAGCATAGACGTACTCTTGAGTAGCCTTAGCCTTTTCGGGGTCTGGGAATGCGGAAAGTTCGGCTTTACGGAACTTCCTAGGCTTTGACATTTTCATCATCAGCTTATGCCCTTCATTATCCTTCTGAGGGGCGTCTTTTCGCCAAACCTTTACCGCTTGTTCCAGTTTACGGGGAAGGTTGCACATAAGGGCCTGAGACATCGTGCATCGAATTTTCTCTAATGGCAATGGCTTAAACCAGAGAGGCTCCATCTTGAACTTCCAAATGGCTCTTTCGAAAGGGGCGTTATGTGCTGCAATCTCTTCACAATTATTAATAATATCCTGCAATTCATCGTCGCTCAATTCAGTATCAAGAAAATGCCTATATGCCGGAGCTACCCATACACGAGCCTCCTGTCCACATATACGGACGGCAAGCATCATCACCTCAGTATCAGGGTGCGCAGCATATGCGTAAGCTCCGCAAGTTTTAATATCTACAGGGGATCTTGTTTCAAAGTCAATTACGGATTTCATCATGCCTCCTTTATTAAAAAAGATACCAGAATTTTTAACAAACGCTGGTATCTTTTTTTTTATTTATTTCGTTTCCATGTTTATGTGATTTAGATAAAGCGGCTGTATACTTTCGCCTTTCACCCTACGTTTCGCTGGATATGCCAATTGGCAGACTAGATATTTTTCATCCCACATCATACACCTCTTTTCCTTACATGGCGCATTCAAGAAAGGACAAATTTTTTCTACTACCCTGAAAGTTCCTTTTGCCATTATATCCTCCGTGCTTACAGAATTTCAATGCTTCCGGAACAAAAATCTCCACGGCCCCAATGAATAAGCGGAGTAGGGGGCAGCGGGTCGCCTACCGCATTAAGCTCAATATATTCCTCCATCAAAGAATCAATAAGAGCAAAAGCTTCATCAATATGAATCTTCGCATGTTCAAATTCTTCAAACACGTCGCTCGGCTTTTCTTCCATCTTAGGAATAGGGAGCCCAGAAATATTGAGGCTTTCATTATTCAAAGCGAACTCAATATTAACTCCGGAACCAGCGCAGCAAGTAACCGCCGCCTTTTCCGCACGAAGACCCCGCAGAAGGGCCATACGAGCCTCATGAAGCTGATCCGACTTCTCCGTGACCTTTTCCCCGGTTTCCGCCGAACTTACCGTTACAGTGCCGCTCATGGAGCATTCGTAGGAAGTATTCTCGGTAGTGACAGGTTTGGTGGGATCATTCTCCATGCGCCACCAGAACCACGTCAGGAACGTCTGGCTATCGACCATAAAATCAAGGTTTCTGGATTCCACGATTTCTTCGAGATTCTTGACATTCGGAATCCCGGCAACCAACTTGAACGATGCCCGGAACTTCTCAAAGACACTATTGGAAGTAGCGAAAAGATACCCTTCCCCCGTCTCGGGATTAAACATGACCGGATAGAAAGAGGGCTTGGCTTTTTCTTCATTGAGCAGTTTGTTCTTCACAATGACCTGAATGTCCTTACGTTCTTCACGATTGGGCTTCCTCCCATGAGTTTCAGGGAAACGCTCAATCCGGTCAGAAATTTCACGCTTGAGAAGATTGGGATCTACCCGCTTAGTGTCAATACGGAAAAAGAACGCGATAAACCCATTCGCCTTGATGTTGCCTTCGTGGAAATCAGAGGAGCCCCAACGGTCGTTAAGGGGGCGGAAGCCTTGCATGGAATCCATCCCGGCTTCCCACTTTTCCTGAAAACGTGCGGCGTTAAGCCCATTGATGATAGTTTCAAGATTATCTTCAACTTCGGTGATAAAACGGATAACGGAAACTTTGGACTTGAGAATAGACATATTTTCTCTCCTTGTTGATGTTTTTTACAACCTATTAAATTATGCTTTCCATGTCAAGAACTTTTTAAGAGGAAGGATACCCTTTTCCGTTCCAATGACGTATCGCATTGATTTCACTATCGGAAATAGGGCCTCTAGCATGGCACTTATTACATTTAACCTGATACAGATCTATTTTCCTGTATTTCTTTAATGACGACCGAATCAGAAGTTTTCCTCTACCTCCACAGTACAAACAGTTTGATATGGTCATGACGTGTCTCTCAATATAAACGTAGAGTCCCCGCTCTTTGCTTTTTTAGCTCGGATGCGGGGACTTTTGTTATAGGGTTTTAGTTCTTCTCATTAATCTGGAGTCGGGAGGAAAGCTTCACACGAACACGTTTTCGTGCGGGCTTACGAACAATTTCTCCGGTAAGGTTTGAACGGAACTCACGAGGGGCCAAGTCTACGATCTTGAAAGTACAAAGCCGATGCAGCTTCACGCTACGTCCCGCTTTAAGATTGGCATAAATCACCTCAGTATACGCATTGATAACCTTTTCGATATCAGCACGGCGGAATCCGGTAATACGCATGACGGCATTCGTCAAGTCGCGGCGGCAAACATTGTTGGTCTTTTCATTCTCTGACATTATTTTATTTCCTTATTTTTTATTAGAACGGCAAATCATCGGAGGAAGAATCTTCCGAGCCACCGTAGGTTACATCGTTATTTTCTTCGGTGCCATAGAGTTCGCCAAGGTCGACGGGAGAGCTTCCGGCAAGGCGCTGTCCTTCACCAGTCTTTACGACACCCTTGAGGGAAAGGAAGCATCCGGATTCAGTACCGGGCTTGTCATTGTAGTAAACATCCATGATGACATCGGCAATACAACCAGCGTAAAGTTCCTTTTCGATTTCTTCTTTCGATTCGAGCTTCCGATAAGTCGTGGGGCCAGTCTTTACGCCAAGAGCAATAGGATACTTGTTTTTGACGCTCATGAAAACAATATCGTCGCAATCGCCGCTCGGCTTATACTTGCCGTCTCGAAGAGGGAAACCATCCTTGCCTTGCTTCGACAGATACGTATCAAAAAAGCCGGGCTCACGGAAATCAACTTTCCACTTCTTCTTATCCGGGCCAGCGCCCTCGGTATAAACTTCCTCAAGCACGGAGCGCACTTTCTTAATCGTGTCTACGTCGCTCTTGGGAATGCGCGCTTCAATGCTGTACTGGGGATCTTTGTTCTTATCATTAGGATTGACTACTGGCGCAGAAAGATGAGGATAAGAAATAGAAGCCTTGAAAATAACGCGCTTAGTAACTCTTGCCATTTTAGTTTTCCTCTTGTTGCGAATAAAATTCGTCTATAGATGTTAATGGATTTACGGATTTACGTTTATCGTTTTCTGGTTTTAATTCCGTACCGGATTCCGGTCTAAATGAGTAGAGATCAATTTCCTCTCCTGTCAAAATACCTTCTAATTTAGAAGGCGATTTTAACTTTCTCTCCTCAAAAATTTCATCTCCATACTTCAAACTTAGCTCTTGGGCGGTGAGCGCATTGTCCCTCCAAACTCGTCTCGATTTTCTTTTTTTAACTAGCTTAAACCCCGGAACTAATCTTCCCGCGACAGCGTCTTCATAAGCTGATTTTGCCACCGCTTCGATCCAAGGTGCGTACACAATCGATAGATGCAATATACGAGACTTTTCTTCACTTGTCAAGTGTCTTGGGTCTGGAAGTTCAATATTTTTTTTCTTTTCTTCTATATAATTGTTATAATTTACTAAATATCCAAGATCTTTTTCGATCTGAGGACAAACTCCAAAGGCCGGGCACCATTTACAGTGATCTCCTGATGAAAATTCGGCATCAGGATCTTCTGTCTTTTCTGCCGCAGGGCGTAACTCCGTTTCAGCCCAGAGATAGAGATCATCGATCTTTAGACTGTACGAACTTACCCCGAAACAATCGTTTCTCGGCTGGACAATAACCATTACTACTTCATCAAAGTCGTCATTCGATAATGGCTCTCCTACAATACCCAAAGCGTAGTATTTCATTTGAGAATTGTCAACGGCTGTTACTGGCGTGCTCTTTCCATATTTTAGGTCGAATACATACAATCTCCTATTCTTATAATCTTTGTAATTACAGTCGCATGTACCGAACATCCCTTCCTTTATCCAAGTAAGAGCGAATTTTTCCTCGACGGACAGCTTCTTGCTATCCCCTTTCTCAAACTTTTCAAAATGAATATTTTCGGATTCGATTTGAACAAGGTCGCCATTCTCGTCCATCCACAATTTTTGATTATGAACTACGTAAAGAATGTGGCCTACGTAAAGAGAGACGCTTTTTATCATCTCTTCTTCTATCTCAAAGGAATCTCCCTTTACGTAGATCTTTTTTCCTTTCTTACATGCGGGATACATCTCATTTTTAAGGCAGAACTCTGCGAGAGCATGGGCCGCCGTGCCCTCTTTTGCTGCAAGGCTGTCTTCATTTTTGAGCCCAACACTCATCCTGACGGAAGCGGGACACGCCATCCATCTTTCTGAGGAAGAGGCTCCTATCCTGCTATGTTTTCCCAATACACTTACCTTTCATTTTTTTATTCATTGGTTGAATTGTGGTCTTCTCGCAAAAGATCTATGTGATTATGAAGTTTCGTCACAATCGTATTGTAATATTTCTCCTCAACTTCAATGACTTTGCGAGTTACACCCGTCACATTTTGAAGAATATCGGCAAGCATTCTATGGGACGTATCAAGATCTCTGCCAGTCCGCATTACCCGACTGCAATACCGCTTGCACTCATCCAGAAATTCTGCGGGAGTATAAGTTCTTTCGGGCTCTTCCTCAAACTTGAGCGGAGCGGAAGGAACATCATCATAGCCCTCTTCTTCGGGGGCACAGTCTTTCCCGCCGTTATATTCTTCCTGCCCGGTCTTCTGCAAAATAGTCGCCGCAGGATCTTCCATGACTGGAGGAACATCGTCATTTTCGATAATTTCTGGTTCAGGTTCTTTGGTGGTTTCTTCGACAGTGTTATCGGAATCTTCTACGAGCTTTTTCAATGTGGCAAGACGTGCACGAGGAGAAAACTCGATGCCGCGTTCGGTAAGAATAGACTTCAAATGCTCACGTTCTTCGTCACTATTCGTAGGCTTGTTCTCTACGTCAGACGCCTCTTCTTCATTTTCAACGGACTTATCTTCGATGGAAGACATGTTCTTTTCATCTTTCGTATCAATCTTTTCTACCATTGATTCGTGTTTATGTGGCTCGGAAGAAATAGGCGATTCTACTGCTTCATTAAATCCATGCTTCATTCCTCCAAGACGCAAGAAAAACTCGGCAACCGCTTCGGGGGAACCTTCCACATTTACTCGGATACTATCAGATGCCCACATTAAGTTCTCTCTCCTTCATGTTTTGTTAGTTGATAAAAGACTCGACAGCGAGTTTAAGAAAATCTTCGGAGTCCATGTTCTTGAGAGCCATGATCAAAAGTTCTACTTCGTCGTCATTTATCATTTTAAAATTTTTTCCCATTTCAGGGATTAAAAATTTTTCAATATACGCTCCAATGACAGCGAGTTTATCAAAATCGGCAAAATAAAGTTCTTCCTCATCCTTAAAAGAAATTTCTCCGTTCTTATAAGGAATTCCAACATACTCCGCTCCGACTGCAATCAATCGGTAATATTCGGGTTTCCGTCCCTCTTTAAAAAGCTCAACCATTTCCCGCAAAACCGGAAGTCGATGACTCTCCTCGGGATTCTCTCCCTTAAGAAAATCTGCGGCACCTTCCCTACGAATTTTAACAGGAATGCATCGAAGAAAATTTGGATTTTTCTCAAGATAGGCAATCAAAACTTCCTTGAGGTTACTCGTTTCAATCAAGCCTTTGAAGCTATTAAAAGACATATTCATATCTCCTTATTTAATTTAAAATTTTATCTGCAATTTCCTGTTTATGAATAAGCATGGAACAAAGTTCTTTATCAAGGGATTTTTCTAAGACTAAATGCTGAACAAGCACATAATCCGCTGTAGCCCCGATTCGTACACAACGATCCTCAGCTTGACTCATAAGACCGGGCACAAAGGCCAATTCTACAAATATCACTATTGAGCTTTTTGTCAAGGTGTATCCGACACCAGCAGCTTGGATATTTCCGATAAAAAGATGCACATTATCATTTTCTTGAAATGAATCAACACTTTCCTGCTTTTGTTTGTCCGACATTCCTCCTACAACTTTTACGGGATTGTACTCTTTAAGCTCGTCAGTTAGTAAATCAACAACAGTCCTATGATGCGCGAAAACGACGACTTTGTCAACCCCCTCAAGCAAATCTTTTAAATATTCTACACAAAATGGGATTTTGCTCAATGCAACTTCCTTGCGCTTTGCCGCCATCTCGGTAAACGCGACTCCCTCACCAAACTCCATCTGGCGCACGCATTCTTCGTATCCATAAAGATCACACAATTTAGCCCATCGTTTGGCTTCTTCTTTGATAGCGGCCTTACAATCTTTCGTCTCCAAAGGTATTTCGATAACTTGTCTTCTTTTCTTGGGAAGCTGCGGAAGAACATCTGATTTCAATCTTCGAATCATCATCGATCCACGGAGCTTCTCGGATAAGGATGGAAGATTGCTAGCTCCACTCATATTGAGTACGGATTTTTTTACCGCGCATCCTTTTTGCTTATCATATACGTATATATCTTCATAATGCGCGGAACAATACTCGAATGCAAACGCGAATTTATTAGGCCATCTTTTTTCGTCAAGACAGTTCAGAAGCGGGAATAATTCTATGGGTCTATTCACCAAAGGAGTTCCGGTCATCAAGACTTTCCGAAATGCTTTTTTTGCGAGATGAAGAGATTGAATAGTCCTTTTCGCTTCGTCATTTTTGCAGTTATGAGCTTCGTCAATAGCCACGACATCGTATTTTCTCTTGTCGAGGAAAGGAAATACGTTCGGCCTCCATACACTCGAAAAGCTTACGATATGCGCGAAAGCCTCATCGTCTTTAGGGTCCAAAGTTACTTTACGGGATTTATCGACAAGCCATTTATCCAATTCCCTTTTCCAATTCAGCCGGAGGGATGATGGACATATAATCAAAGATTTCTTTATTTCCGGAAGGCTGTTCAGATACCCGGCAATCTGAATGGTTTTCCCCGTTCCCGGTTCGTCAGCAAGTAAGACACCGGGATTCCTCATCATATATTCTATACCTGCCAACTGATAATCTAAATACTGCAAACCTTCATTAGATGGTACGGAAAATCCTTTCGACGGAGCTGTTGCCCAAGAAAAATCCCATTTTTCTGAAAATCTCTCAAGAGTGCTTCTGGTCCTGTAATCGTGAGAGCTTTCTATAAATTCCTTCGCAATCCTGAATAGCTTTGTCTCGAACCAATCTTCTTCCTTATTATATGTTACGTGTTTCATTTTACTGAGGGCACTCCGTTCTTCCTGTGTATGTGCCCGTATTTGAAAAAGTTTTCCGTTATACCTCAACCTCATAATTCCCTCCAAATCTGTGATTTTTTCAAAGTAACCTATCCAACCAAAAAATTCAAGACTTTTCCCTTGACAAAAACTTCTTCGTGAAATAGTATGGGAAAAAATTGAGGAGGATGAATTATGGATTATCGTTGGATTGACGTATCTACGTGTGAGCAGGAAAAATATTATCTTTACACGAAAAGTAGTATAAAAATCGACGCAATGGTTTTTAAGGTCAGTACGGGTGGTTGGGGGTTTACCGCATTTGGTAGAACGTTTTATTCAATCTCAGGGCTCGCAACTAAAGGGACCGCAATGCGAAATTGCGAAAAGCTTATTCGCTCGGAGTTAAGATCTCTTCTTGAGGAGCTTACCCCGGAAGAAGAAAGCATTCAGGTTGATAATGAAGAAAATCCGTACCTTTCTACTGTAGAAAAACTGAAAGCCATGTTCAAAAAAATGTAAGGAGACTATAGATGGAAACTATTATGACACTTTTGTATGGTGGCCTGATTTCTTTTGCTACGGTCATCATTTGTGTTTTTATCATCCCTGTACCTAATAAAGAAAAACTCGAAAAAGAATGGGAAGAGGAGGCTCTTAAAAATGGATTCAAAAATTGGAACGTGTAAGTGCGCCTATGTGGATATTCCTGAAAATGAAAATAGGCTTGTTGTACGATGCGTAAGATTTGTTTACAAAAATCCTGAAAATGAAGATGAAGTAATCGCGCCTATCACTTCTGGCGAGGTGTGCTCTGTTTGTAAAGAATATGAGCCACTCGTTGAGGATACTGAAAATACCGATGATTCCGAAATTGAATTTGAAACACTTTAATAGGATATCGAGAAACAAATGAGTTCACTACCTACTTTACAATGTCCTTTCTGCGGAAAAAACGGCAACGACATTACAATAATCAAAGACAAGTTCGGTAAATACGCTGTTGTATGTATACCCTGCGGTTGTCAAGGGCCAGTCGCTTTAACAGAAGAAAAAGCGACTCTTTATTGGAATAATTTGCCTAGAAGACTGCAATGGTTTTCTGAAATTCCAAAAGTAAGTGGATATTATTCTATAAGAGAAAAAGGCTCATGTAATAATTGCATTTTATATTTTTCGTCACTGGGGAATTTTTTTGTAAACGGAAACGCTAAAATCGATTTGAGCGACCTTACTGATTTTGAATTTTTAGGGCCACATAGAAGTTACGATTAATGCTCTAAAAACAAAGGACACTTCATGATTATAAAAGACCTGCGGCATTGCCCTGAAAAATACGATGTCATTTACGCGGACCCGCCTTGGAGCTATTCCAATAAAGGTCTTAATGGCTCGGCAGAAAAACATTATTCTACTATGAACATAAAAGATATTGGGGAGCTTCCCGTAGAATCCATTAGTAAAGACAACTGTGTTCTTTTCATGTGGATGACATATCCATTAATCAAGGAAGGTCTTTGGTTGATGGAAAAATGGGGATTCAAATATAAGACAATCGGTTTTCAGTGGATTAAGCTGAACCGCATTAACAAAAAACCTTTCTTCGGATTGGGCAATTGGACTCGCGGAAATTCGGAGCCTTGCTTTATAGGAGTGAAAGGCAAGATGGCTCGGAATTGCGCTGGAGTACATCAAGTCATAATGTCTGAGATTGAGAAACACTCTAAAAAACCAGATGAAGCCCGCCACAGGATAGAACAGCTTGTCGGCCCGGATTGTAGGAAAATAGAGTTGTTCGCTAGACAGGAATACAATGGTTGGGATTGTTGGGGAAATGAAATCTAATAAGCAAAGGTAGTATTATGGAATTTATGTTTTCCACAAAATGGTTCTTCGACATATTGTTCATATGCTCGGCGGTGATTTGGGGATTTCTCATTCATGCGCTTTCTTTTCATCTTGCATATGATGAAGAATACGACACTGAGGAAACAAAAAATATTGTATTTTACATTATGGTTTGCACTTGCTTTTTTATCCCCTATCAGGCGGGGCAAATCGCTCTGTATCTTATAAAATAATAATAAAAAAGGAAATAAAGTATGTGGTTGTTCAATTCTAAAGATTCATCAGATTTATACAAACAAGTAGAAGACCTCAAACGTACTAATTCGGTATTGGAAGCAAAACTTAAAAGTAAAGAAGTTGCCCTCAATTCTGCTTTTACGGAAAATCAAAAAATGCGTCAAGACCTCGATAATCTTAAAATGTGGATTAATGAAGCCTGTTCTGTACTTCTTACTGTAAAGAAAAAACTTAATATCGAAGAATAACTTAAATTTTTCTATTGACTCCCCACAAAATCCGATCTATCATTCTTGGGTATTTCGGATTTTGTGTGTTTTAAATAGGATGTTTTTCAAAGTATTTTTTTTCAAAGAAGGTTTTATACATGGGAGTCATCCTAACTCCTCATCAAAATGAGGCAATTGAAAAAATCATTCGGCATAAAAAAGATTGGGAGCCCTTTATGCTAGGGGGCTGTGCGGGTACAGGCAAGACTACGCTGCTTTATGCCTTGGCTGAATACTATAAAGATGAATTGATCATGCTCGCTCCTACGGGGAAAGCCTGTCAAGTACTTTCTCGAAAAATGCCAGCGGGTACGCTCATAAAGACGGTGCATTCTGCGCTCTATTCCGTTAGAGAAATCAGCGATGAAGAACTGGAGGAAGCAAGAAAAATAGCTGATGAGTCCGGTGAGGACCAAGACATTGTAAGATACACGTATTTGCTGGAGGCAAAAAATAATTTAGGCATAGAGTTCACATATTCTCCGTGTCCGGAACTCTTTTCGAGGGTTGTTGTCATTGACGAATCCTCCATGTTGGGGTATAAAGAGTTTAAGGCCCTGAAACAGATCTGCAAGAAACTTATTCTTGTTGGAGATCCGTTCCAACTGCAACCTGTAAAATCCGCTCAAGTCCTTCCTTCCAATCCCTCGGATTTCGATGCGTTCCTGTCGGAGGTGCATCGTGCCGCATTGGAATCCCCGATTACTCGTCTAGCCACGGAAATTCGTATGGGGGGCTTCCAAGGATGGGAATATTGGAAAAACGAAGGAATAGGATTCTCCTATGGGTTGCCTAAAGAAGAGTATGCTATCGCGGATCAGGTCATTACGGGCCAGAACTCTACCAGAATGAAGCTCAATCGTTGGCTTCGTGAAGAAAAAAATCAGGTATTTCCGGTTGTTGGCGATAAAATAATCGTCAAGCAGAATATCCGGGAATCTGTTTCAAAAAAATATAATAAGCTGATATTGGTCAATGGAGATATCGGAAGCGTTGTAGGATCTCATGAAAGTCAAAATAAAATTACTTTATATTTTGACTATAAGGAAGATGGAGACACGCATCACACTATAAAAGTGAATGATTCCCTTCTTCGGGCGGCATTTGAACTTCCTGAAAGCAATAAGCCGAAGTGGGGGTCTATTGTCGTCGACTTTGCCTATGCAATTACCGCACACGCATCTCAAGGAAGCGAATGGCCTTACGTTATTATATTTGATGATGAAATGAGAAAAAACGATATTCAAAACAGAAAGCACTGGATGTATACGTCGATTACTCGGGCAAAAGAAAAAGTGCATATCGTAAAGCCTAGAAATAAATAGAAAATAAGGGGATGAGGGTGGCATATATGCAACGCTTTGTATATTGGAAAGTTGAAGAAAGGGAAAGCGCTTGGAAGATTTGTAAAATCGACAAAGTGCCGAATATCGCTATGTTCTCTACGTCAATGTCTTTTGAAACGGAGCCCAATTATAAGGATGAAAATAAGGATATCCTTAATTTGGCTGTAGTACGATATGGGGATTTGACTCTCGATTTCGACTCAAAAGATGCTGAGGAGAGCCGTATCGATACAGTAAATGCTTTGAATAAATTGGTTCTTTTAGGATTGGATTCGGAGTCTCTTAGGATCTATTATTCAGGGCAGAAGGGGTTTCATATCGTCGTTCCTGCGGAGGCTTTTGGTGCGGAAAATGGGCATCGCGTCCTTCCTTGGATTTACAAAGAAGTATGCCTTGAACTTTTCCCTAGCGAGGAAGGCTATAAGACTCTCGACTATTCCATGTTCGCTATGAAGCGTGGAAAGATGTTCCGAATTGCAAATAGGCTTCGTTCCAATGGTAGATACAAAATTCGTATTAGCGCGGACGAGCTTATCAATAATACCATCGAATATTTCCAGAGCAAAGCTCTATCGCCTCAACCTGACGAACAAGCGAAGAAACCCGCCAGAATTGACTATCTGAGCGATCTTTTCCGTAGATGTGAAGCGAATGTCGTAGGGGCCATCAAAGCCCGCTCAGAAAGAAAGCAAGCCCCGCTTAATATTAAGGACAAGGAAATCGTTCCTTGCCTAAAGGCGATTCTTGGACTTACAAAGAAAGCTGGAGACTACTCCTTCAATCAGATGTGCTTCTCCGCCATCGTTCCCGCTCTCAGATCTGCGGGATTCACAAAGTCGGAAGCCATTAACCATCCTCTTGTAGTCGACTTTCTCGAAAACTTCGAAGAGTCTCAAGGTTATACTTCGGCTATGGACAGGACGCACCATCTTGAAAGCGTGTGGGATACTGACGAGAAATCCCCGTGCGATTTCGGTTGCGGAGCGATGATTACGATTCTGGGAAAAGAGCGTTCGAGGGTCTGTGGAAGCTGCCCAATCTATGCCGAACGCATGTTTGAGATGATTATGAAAGACTATGGAACGGAAGAACCTAAAACCGAAAACAAGGAATCCCCGACCAGTGCAGAGGATAACCCTTTCGGAAATTCGGAGGATTCCTCGCCAGATATTGTTAAAAACGCCGAAAAGGAAGAAGATTCCGATCAGGACTACGTGCATCCTCTGATCAAGAAAATGAATGGCCTTTTCGCTTTTACTTTTATCGGAGGAAAATCGGCAATCATTTACGAAGATCCTGACGGGGAATCCAAATTCCTTACTCCTAGGGCCGCCGAAGAGTTCTCCGCAAACCTTCCCGCATTCGAGTTTCTTGATGCAAAAGGGAACGTGAAACAAAAGCCCCTCTTCAAAGCGTGGATGGAAAGCAAGAACCGCCGTCAATACCGTGGGGTTGAATTTGCTCCGCAGGGGGCTCCAAAAGGCTATTACAATCTCTGGCGTGGATTTAAATACGCAAACTCGGAGATGGGAATTGCCGAGGCCACTGAACGCTGCAAATTGTTTAGGAGCCATGTCAATGAAGTAATCTGTGATGGCAATGAAGACCACCAACGGTATATGTGGGCTTGGCTTGCACATATGGTCCAAAAGCCGGAGGATAAACCCGGCGTAGCCGTTGTGCTTCGTGGTGAGGAAGGTACTGGTAAAGGCTCTTTCGTATCCCCGTTCATGAGCATGTTGGGCAAGCACGGCTTGTCTGTAGCGAATAGGCAGCATTACTTCTCTAACTTCAACGGAGCCACCGAAGGGAAAGTCCTTATCTATCTCGACGAAGCTGTCTGGGCCGGAAGCAAACAGGACGAAAGTATTCTCAAGTCACAGATCACGGAGCGTACTCAGGTGATCGAAAGGAAAGGCTTCGAATCATACTCTGTACATTCCTGCTCCCGGTTCATCATGTCTTCTAACGAGGACTGGGTTATCCCCGCAGGTAAGGACGCCCGCAGATTCTTTGTTCTCGATGTGTCCTCGAAGCATAAGCAGGATACTCAAGGATACTTCAAAGACCTTAATGAGGAATTTGAGAATGGCGGTGACGAGGCCCTTTACGTCTATCTGAAACATTATGACTTTAGCGGAGTGAATATCCGAGAGGCTCCCCAGACGAAGGCTCTCATGGAACAGAAACTCCTTTCTTTGAGTAGTGTGCAGAAATGGTGGTATGATATTCTTTCTGAGGGGGCATTCCCGAGGGAAGAAATCGAAGATGAAAAGTCAGTAAAGCTTTTTGAGGACTCAGACTGCCCATCTTGGCCTAGCTATTTGTCACTTGGAAAGGCGCATGAAAAGTTTAAACAAGAAATGGTTAGAAGTAGAGCATCCTCCTACGATATTGTATCTTTAAAAAAATTCAGTATCGAAACAAAACGTATTTTTGGATTAGGAGATCACACTTTCAGGGTTCTTCAAATTGCAAACAGAAATGAAAGAATGAAAGTACACGCCTTTCCGAAATTGGACGATTGCATTGGTTTGTTCTGTGAATATCTGAATATCCCAAAAAACGAGTTTGACGAATTGAGCACAGATTAATCCCCACCCGCAAAACCTAAACTCAGACGAAAAGAAGATCCGAATCTCGGAGCCCAACAGACTGGCAAAAGAGATTCGGATCTTCTTTTCGTCCGTTTCTGATCCATTTAAAAGAGTTTTGGTTTCTTTTAAACCGGAAAACTTTCCGAATTAAAACTAAAAGAAACGGAAAATAAAAAAGTCAATTAAATCGGTCGATAAGAAATTTCGGCTTTTAAAAGAGTTTTAAATAGAAACTTTACGAATTAAACCGTAAATAAAAAGTCAAATTATTTCAATTACAAAGAAATTCTTAGAGTTACACTTTAAGTTTTTAGCTTTCTCACAGATTGGGAGAGGAGCTTCAAAAAATGTGATTTTAACAGGAGTGTGATCCCGATATCGGGATCACAAATTGGATCGGGATCACAATCGGGATCACACTTTTATTCTTTTATTTTATATATTTATATTTATGTGATCCTTGTGATCCCGATAGATAGAAGATAAGTCCATAAGAAGAAAAATGACCAGTCTCAAATATGCAACATACCCTCTATACCCCTACCCGTGATCGTATATAAAAAGACTTGGGAGGTACCCGGATCAGGATCATCCGGATCACAAGGGCCTAAAGTATCGAAACTATTGAATCGAGTGTGATCCGTGTGATCCCGATTTTTTAAATCACAATATATTCTAGTGAGTTATATGAACGATTTTCAGGTTCAATTTTAAAGACCAATTTTCAATCTTTACAATATATTTCAATTAGTTATTTCAGATCCGTGTGATCCGGGTGTGATCTACGCCCCCTATCCTTGACTTCCTTCGACTCTTCTGCTACACACATCGGATAATCAAAAAACCTACACAGTATAAAATGTTACACAGGAGTAAATATCCGATGGCTAAATCAAAATTCGATAAACCGTATTTCATCGGCATCGATCCCGGAAAAACTGGTGCCGTAGCTATAATCTCTGACGATGAATCATTTTGTTCAATCTGCGATTTTACGAATCACCCAATCTCATTTCTTCGCAAGTTCAATAAACACGTCAATCACGCCTACATTGAGAAAGTCCACGCCATGCCGAAACAGGGAGTAGTTTCCACATTTTCCTTCGGAGAGAATTTTGGGACTTGGCAAGGTATCCTGCGGACGCTCGAAATTCCGTATTCTCTCGTCCCTCCTCAGTACTGGCAACGCGAGCTTAATCTCGTCAAAATCGACAAGAAGGACAAACCGTCGCTCCCGATGGCCCGAGAGATGTTCCCTGATGCTCCTCTCCATTTAAAGAAACACCACAATCGTTCTGATGCCCTGCTTCTTGCTTACGTAGCCCTGCAAGATTACAAGAAAAATCAATTAAAGAACGTCATCCTGACTACCGAAGACTATCTGAATGATTTGGTTTAATATACGTAAGACTATGAAATTCTAAAAGTTCCTATACAAATCGTTTTTAAGGCCCCATTTTAACCTCATACGAACAAATACTCACGAAACACATTTCAAGCTCTAAAAAGGCCATTCTAGCCTCCGTATCATCCATAATCTCTTCTTTCATTTGGTTACGTTCCAGCGCAGCGTACACGCATTCGAGAGATATTCCTTCGGGGATATACCCGGGTATTCCTTCGGGGATATTTCTTTGGAGATATTCCCTAGAGTCAGAAACAAGTATTTTATCCCGATGGTAAAAAAGTTGTTGACACTCTACGAATATCCGGGTATTTTATTTTAAAATAATATAAAAGGAGAGAAGTTATGAATAGTCTTGTTAAGATTGAAATTGTAAATGGCAAACCTTCTGTTACGTCCTTGCAGGTCGCGGAGGCTTTTAGTAAATCTCATAAGAATGTACTCGCGGATATTCGTGGTACAATCGCTAAGTGCTCGGAATCATTTACTGGGCTGAACTTTCAGCTTAGTGGGTACAAAGATAATACGGGCAGAAATCTTCCGATGTATCTGCTCACAAAAGACGGCTTGCTGATGGTGACGATGGGATATACCACCCCAGAAGCTATGCAGATGAAAGAGGCATATATCGCTCGTTTCAACGAGATGGAAGAGCAGATTAAACACGCTGTCGCGCTTCCTAATTTCAATGATCCTGTTGAAGCCGCCAGAGCTTGGGCCGATAAGGAAGAACAGCGTAGATTGGAAGAACGGGCGAAATTGATGGCCTTTGAAACCATCGAAGCCCAGAAGCCTCTAGTTCAAATCGCTGAGACGAGGATTAATACGAAGGGATGTTTCTCAATCACTGATGTAAACCGATCTCTTGGATTGAAACGAGGCCAAATTACCCGATGGGCAAAATCTCAAGGGCTCATCCATCAAAGACTTACTGAGGTGAATAACGCCGGATTGAAATATTTCAAGATCTATTCGACTGACGGGATTCACAATCAAATTGGGGTTACGAAAGAAGGTGTGCTGTTGATCAAAAAGATTCTTCTTGGAGAATAGGAAATAAAATATACCCGGATATTCGTAAAAAAGTTGTTGACACTCTACGAATATCCGGGTATTCTGCGTTTATTGAAAATATCGAAAGGAGGAAAAGAGTGATGATGAAGGATTTAGGACTTGAATTGTATATGATGTCTTTTGAATTGGAACTTTTGGAAGCAGAACTCGAAAAAAGTAAAGCCGCGTTTAGGTGGCTCGTAGAAAACGGTAATTCTAACGGGGACTATTTGGATTGCCCATACCATCGATTTTTCGATACGAATAAAAGATGCCCTCTCTGGACTCCAAGAATCGATTCTGTATCTGATGATGCTCCACTTGAGAAATGGAAAGAAATTGTCTTTGGGGAAGATGGTTACTGCGATGTAGATTGCGGAACGGATCCTAGCTTGTGTTGGCAGCGAGCGTATGAACTTTCGAAGAATATGGAGCGATAAAAATGATCGTATGGCATGTAACTACGGCGAAGAAACTTAATCGGTATAGAGCTTCCGGAGGCATTCTCCCTCCTGTACGGGCATGGGAGAGCTTGCCTTCGGCGGAACGTTTTTCAAAGCAGACGGGGCGCAAAGTTATTTTGAGGCTTAAATTTCCGGATACAGCAGAGAGACTTCCGGGCCATCGTGGAGAAGCCTTCGTCCTGTATGAAAAGTACAGGCTTACGAGTGTGTAGTGAAATGGGGGTTCATATGAGCACAAGAAGATGTCCGCATTGTGCTAATGCCGCAACTGCCAAGAAGGTTCTAATCGACTCTTTTGTTGGTCCATACGAAATGTGGCATGTGACTTGCAATAGTGTTTTCTGTAATAAAAAGTCGGATTTTTTCAAAACCAAGGAAGCCGCAGAAGCTGATTGGGACGCTAAATTTCCGATTAAAGACCTATACAACAAAGAAAGCTATAGATTTCAACTTAAAGATAGCGAAAAGGAGTGGTTGGAAAACAGAAAAGACGTATGTTTTAGGTGCGGAAGGGATAAAAAGACCGAGTGTATTTATAGATTCTATTATTATGCTCAATGCGTTGGTCAAAATTATCCTATGAATCCAAAGCGGTATACTCTGACCGGGTTTAGCCAAGATGTAGCTGAATTTGAGGCTATGGTATCTGAATATTTAGTTACTATGTGGGCAAAAGGAGAAGAATTGTGCTGGACGAACGGATGCCAGCTTTTCGGAGATCACTGTGCCTCCTGTGGACTTAAACACGCTAGAATCGCTGTTGAACAAAAAATGGAGGAAGAATCATGTCAGAAAAAGTAATGCTTTCTGCCGAGGACACCGCACTTTCTACTGATGTTATCGAACTATTTGACAAGGTAGATACAGGAAATAAGGCCAAAAAGAATATTGAGATGCTTGCATACGAGCTTCTGAAACTCCATAATGAGGTATACCCTGACAGTATGCTACAGTTGAACTATTCTTTCGGCAATCCCGTAAAATTAAGATCTGACAATAGTAGGTTCTTTGTTCAGATATGCGCTCAGGACGTAAATGACGAAAGCATTGAGTACGTAATCTGTTCTACAAGAGAGCTTATCGATCCATATTCCTACCAAGAGCGGATAGAGAAGGATAAAGATTTCCATAAACGTGAAGATGCTCGGCTAGCCTTGTATAGAACGCTCAAAGCTGAATTAGGACTGTAGAAAAATGAGGTACATATGACCAGAATATCTTGCGAAGAAGTAATCAATCTGTTTCGTCAATACGGTGAAATCGGTGAAAAGATTGGGAATCTTGCATCAGCTATTGTGTCCGCAGAAAACGAAGCATGTAGTAAAAAGTTGGAATTGAGTACTTACTTAGACGATGGTAGCGTTGAGCTCGTAGAATATAAGGGGAAACAAGTAGTTCGTGTCGTAGCGTATGGTGAATATGCGGAAAGATACGAACTTGATTGCAGTATCGAGGAATTTGTTAATCCTCTTTTGTATTATGGGAGAAGGTTGAACGATCAAAAGGCGTGGGATCTTTGGCGTCAAGAATCTGAGAGAAAGGAAGATCTTGCTCAGTATGAACGACTTAAAGCAAACTAGGTCTGTAGGAAAAGGAGGTATTGAATGGACGCGCATAAATTTCTTGAAAAATTGGAGCATCTTGCGAAATACGCTACTCCGGGGCCGTGGAGTGAAAGCAAGCAAGGAACTAATGAAACATATCATCATCGTATCGAACGGTATTATGGTGGTAAGGAGATCCCCGAGCATATAGCATATGTCGTCTTGCCGAATGTTTTTGGTAACGTATATGACGCTGCCTATATCGTCGCCGCGTGTAATGCAGTTCCGCGATTGGTGGAGATGGTAAAATACTTATCCGAAGAGTCAAGAGTAGAAACAAATGGCACTAATACTTGGAGGATAAGAAAATCGCAAGACATCCTTCAAGAGGCATATGAAGCCACTGACCCAAAAAGAAATCTTGAATCCGAAGAACCTTCCAATACTTTGACGTGGACAAATGAAATTCCTAATGTTCCCGGATTTTATTGGATGAGGAGCAGTCTCTTCCCAGAGCCTCATATTATGAATTTTAGTATTGAGGTGATCCCCCTGTGTGCTGATGACCTTCTTCCGGGCATAGAGTTCGCTGGCCCTATCCCTGAACCAACAGAATCGAGGTAGCTACTTATGGAAGTATTGCCCGTGGACCGTTATAAAGGGATTACTATTCCGGAAGGAATGACTGAACAAGATATGTTGAAAATGTTTCGTGACGGATTTTATACTGAATTTGTTAAAAATAGATATAAAGGAGGACCTATGTATACTTTAGGAAATGAGATTATTAATGAATATAAAGTAGAAGGCAACCGTGAGATCACCAATGGGGAAAGGAAAGTCAGTGAGGTTATCCATCAGGCTATATTGCGATGCTTCTCTGGGAAAGGAAAGGAGCGTCATAACATAGAAGGAACTGTAGACTTCATGGATCAGCCTCTTATGGAAATCTCCCGCAGAACTGGCATTGGTGGGCCTCTCTACCAAGTCCATAAGAAGGCATACGAAGCTCACGATATGGTTCGCAAAGGCGATTCTGAGCGTGCCAGAAACGAGCTTCTCGATATCATCATCTATACCGCAGCAACTGTTCTTCTTCTGGATGAGCAGTCAAATAATAATCAAAAGGAGCGCGAATCCTAATGAGTACTCAGCATTATTTGACCGATGAATTTGTGGAAGACCTTGTAAAAGACATTTCCGCTAACATGGATTACGTCGACGGGGTGAATATCCTGAATAAAATCGTCGAAAATATGTATAAAATCTCAAAGAAATTTGTTTTTCAAACGGGTAATGTTTTTGCAATGGGGGAAGTGTATAAAGTTTTGGATGAAGCCGACAAGATGATCAAAAAACTGGAAAATCCAGACGATATGACACCAGAAATCCAAGAAAAACTATTCTTCGCCGCATCGCTCACGCTGATGATTGCTCAAAAAGAACTCCAAATTAGTCCGGAATAATCATTAATAAAAAAGAGCATCCATAATTTAGATGCTCTTTTTTATTACAAAATTGTAAAATTATCGGAATGGATACTTGACAAAATTGTAAAATTGATTTACGCTATTTCCTAAAAAATAAACAGGAGAAAATGTATGCGTAAATTTTCTAAGCGTTCATTGAACAATCTCGAAGGTGTGCATCCGAAGCTCCGTGCCGTTGTAGAAGCCGCTTTGCAGAAAAGCGAAGTCGATTTCACGGTAGTTGAGGGGCTGCGCACGTATGAAAGACAGGTTCAGTTGAAGAAGGATGGGTTCTCAAAGACCTTGAAGTCCTACCATCTGAAACAGTCAGACGGGTATGGGCACGCTGTCGACCTGTATCCTTACTACAACGGGTCTGTGCAGGTTGAACCCGATAAGGAAAAGTGGTTGATGATTAATAAGGCCATGATGGAATGCGCGGAAGAACTTGGTGTGAATCTTACGTGGGGTGGAAATTGGAAGACTATCGTTGACCAGCCTCATTATCAGATTGAGTTTTAACAGGTAACAAAAAATTCATAGGAGAGGAAAGGATGAAGGAAAAACTATGGATTTTGATTGGAAAAGTGTCGTTGGAACCGTTGCTCCAACAATCGCTACCGCTCTTGGTGGCCCTCTTGCTGGAGTTGCAGTATCATCATTAGCAGCGGCATTTGGGCTTTCCTCGGACGCTGACGAAAAGCAAGTAGCTCAATGCGTGCAGAAAGCATCTTTCGAGCAACTTGCGGAATTAAAAAAGGTTGATTCCGACTTTAAAGCAAAGTTAGCTGAGTTGGAGGTAGACCTTGTTCGTATTTCTGCTGATGACAGAAAGGACGCCCGCCAACGTGAAATAGACGCTGACGACTCTTCGACGCCGAAACTTCTTGCCATTATAAACGTGATTGGCAACCTTGCCGTTTCTGCCGCGATATTTTATGCTATGGCCTTATATATGAATGGAACTCTCTCAGATATAAAAGTTCCTGAGTTCCTTGTCGCTCTGATTGGTGGTGTTGTGTCGAATATCTATTCTAGCTCGAAACAAGTGATGGAATATTACTTCGGATCGTCCAATTCATCAAATTCGCAGAATAGACTTTTGTACCATTCCTCTCCGATAGGAAGCACTTCAAAAAAGTAGGAAGATCATGGCGGACAATACGCAGCAATCGGCACCACCTAATATCGGGTGCCTAGCTTGCCACACTATGACGAACGAGGAAACAATACGGCATATTCTTACTCTTGCCCACCGTATTGATGAACGGACTGGAAACCAAAGCATGTTGATTGAAGAAATGCGTAAAAAGCTCGATAAAATCGACATTGACAACATCACGGAAATGAAAGAAACTCTTAATCGACACGATAGGCAAATTTCGATCTGGAAAGGCGCGTTAGGCATCTTATCCGCTGCATTCACGATATTCGTTACATGGTTTATCAACGTATATAAGTGACAAAAGAAGGTCCCTAAAACAATTCAATATGTTTTAGGGACCTTCGCTTTCGTGGTTTTTATTGCGATGGAGATGTTCGCAGCACCTTTATCCATCTGTAAAGATTACGGGGAATGACTTATGGAACCACGAAATTTATTATTTTTCATTTAGATTTACAGAGATTTCGGTGCGGAGTCTTTTTTTGTCCTTATTGGCGTTTCTAGCCGTCATAAACGCGCTTATGCCAATAAACAAGATAAGATACATAACTTCGTTCGGATCTAATAGATTTATCCAGTCCCATCTGAGCGCACTGCAAATAACCTAGAGCGCAAACATAGAATCAATAAAATAAATTGCTGAGGATTTAAACTTTTCCATTACACCATTCCTTTTTTTTAATTGTGTCCGAGTGGCGGGAGTTGCACCTAAAATGCTGATCAAGCATTCGCATTTTCTTCGAAGCTGTTTACTTCGCGCAGATGTTTTAACTGTGGCCCGTCAGAATCAATATCTTTTTTTCAATGAGTGCCTACTAGTATGCGGTTTTCTCATCTAGATCCTGACTAAGCTCTTAAACTACACCCGGAGATTTGTGGGGCCAAACGGACCTCGATAGGCTACGCAAGGAGGTCGAATCGTTCCTTTCAAGATCACGTTTGGCTTTTATCGATGGAGAGGACCTTGCGTTCTCGATCCATACGGGGAGATACGTAGATCAACTCAATCCATCGAAATATTATCGATATTTAATAGGGTCTTGCAAGTAACGAAGCATCGTAACCACGAGTTTGATATGCTAGTTCTATCTATCGTCATAGAAGGTCTATTGCGTCGCAGCTACTATTAGTCTATGTCTTTCGACATATCCGTCAGTTTTTCAACGCACTTGTCTGCTCTACTTCGTATCCCGTATAAATATCGATAAATTTGGCGGACAAGGTAGGATTCGAACCCACGGACGCTCCTGCGCCAACGGTTTTCAAGACCGCCCCAATAAGCCTGACTCTGGCACCTGTCCCGTTTTTAATTCTTCTGGCTGTGGGAGACGGGATTGAACCGCCGACACCTTGATTAACAGTCAAGTGTTCTGCCAAACTGAACTATCCCACAATATTTTTTTTTGGTACTACCGATGGGATTCGAACCCAATACTGTAGGGTTTTTAAGACCCTTGCCTCTACCTGTTGGGCTACGATAGTATGATGGTAGACCCGATAGGACTCGAACCTATAACTTTCCGGTTATGAGCCGGATCTTCTGCCAATTGAAGTACAAGTCCACTAAAACTGTTGGACGCTAAGGTTTACATTCAGTTAAAGAAACCTGAATTACTTAGCTTAAACCTCGTTGAAGATCTTACGAAGCACTTCCGTCTCATACGTTCTTTTTGGCGACGGAAAATACTTTAGCCAACAGCATGATTTCTTATATTCTATAAAATTTTTGTTGTGGGAGACGCAATAAAGGAGGAAATTGCGTCTCCCGATTCGAGGAGCAAACGTATGAATGAATTGATGGAAATCTTATACTAAACTTAAATCAGAATGTCAAGAACTTTTTTAATAGTTTTTAAGGCCGTTCGACCATAAAGGGCACAAGCGTTGCGGAATAAATGATTTTTTCTTCATCCATGCCATCCTTATTTTCAACGAATGCCTCAAATTCGATCTTGCTGACACTAAAAAGGACAGTAATAGCGTCAATCTTGGTCCCTTCCTTAAAATCTCCAATATCCCTGTTCAAAGTGCAATCATAAAACACAAAGTCGAAAGTGTCAAGCTGATCCCAACCTTCACAAGAAAACATTCTTTCAAAGAAATCAGTGGTCGTGTCCATCTATGAGTCTCCTTTTTACAGATTTATGGTGCGACCGATGGGGCTTGAACCCATAACTTGCCAATTAAAAGTCGGCTACTCTTGCCAATTGAGTTACGGTCGCATGGAGTGTGGGAGGCGGGATTGAACCGCCAACACGTACTTTTGGTACTGGTTCTACCAAACTGAACTACCCCACACACATCAATTTTTATCTGATGCAAGCATACCTTTCCGAGCCAAGGATGTCAAGCATAACTTCGATAGGTTTTTTGTTTTGTACTGCCATCTTGAATACGGATGGCGACAGGCCGGAAACTATCGTTGCTCCTACCTCGTCTTTCTGGACAGGAAGATTTCTTCCTCGACTATTCACATTCCAGAATACGATGGTAGGCAGCGAATATCCATGTGCTCGGAAAGATTCTTTCATGTATTCAAAAGCTGTCTTCGAATAGTCCGTAGATTCATTAAACTCCATATCGGAAATGATATACAGAGTTTCCGGAAGGTCTTCTTGCTTCAATTTATGCCTCATGGCGGTGGAGAGAATCAAAGAAAACACAGCTTCAATGTTCGTGCCATAGCCCCAATTGGCGGAAACCATGTTCGAGAGTTTTTCTCGCATCGTATTTCCGTAGATTTTTACAAGCTCCGGTTCGGTACTGAAAGTAAAGAAATGGTCTTTGAACGGGCCTTTGCTTCTTTCAGCGAAATACAATCCAAGAGAAATAGCCACGTCAAGAGCCGTGACACTTGAAGATTTGGATACTCTGGACAGCATAGAGCCACTGGTATCTACTACGCAAATAGCATTTTTGTTTCGACCAGTATAGTCCGGCAACGCTCTCCACATTTCATCATAGATATCTTCATATTCCTCTCCGTCCCGCTGAACACCATAAACAATGTCGTAGGGGTAAAGAACGCTCGAATTTACCTTTTTCTCGCCGCGTTTAACAGCTTCGGTATATTCTGAAAAACCAAAAGGGTCATTTCTTGTAAATGCCTTTGTGTGTTTCATCAAAGCATAGGAAGGGAGCCTGCTATAATCAATGTCGCTCCATTTTTTCGAGCACATTTTCTGTTCGACAATATTCAGATGCTTTCGGATATTTACGATGGTCTTGCGGCATTTCTTCTCGTTCCCATCGAAAATATCGTCCACAAGTTTCTTTGCGAGGTTTTTTCTCCATTGAGAGGACACACTGTTCTTTAGCGGAAACCATTTCGCGCAAAGAGTCAGATTTTCATAATGTCCGAGATTGATTTTATCTTCATCGAGGTCGAGAATCGTTTTCACGAAATTAACCATAAAATCATATATGGATTCGTTACTCGGATAGATAGCCTCCATAATCCAGAAAAAATCATCCCATCTGCCATATTTGGGGATTTGTCCGATGTTATAGATGATATCGTTTCGGTCGTCAGTATAACCGTTTTTGATAATATCATACAACATACAGACCCTAAAAATGTCCCTTTCACCCTGTCCGCCGCGAACATCACGCAGATAGAAGAGGTTTTTCCTTGCCAAACTCTTATTTTCTTCTAATGCTTCCTCAAAAAGCTCCTTCGCGGAATTGAGGGAGTCTCGTTTAGCGGAGGCCAATGCGAAAAAGTTCAGATTGGCATTATCGGAATCAGAATAGGTAAGGCATCCGTTTTCCGTAATAGAGTCAGGATTCTTGTTAAATGCCGAAATAAAAGGTGAAATTTTCGTACTCATGATTTTTTTCTCCAAGGTTCTGCGCCCTTTGGTGGACGCTACTTCCAGTATGAATGGTTGTGTTGTTGCTGTGAGAACCTTTATCTAAATAACTAGGTGCTTTTACATTATTGCTTAACAGGCAAGTGTAATTTTTGTTGCTGTGAGCACCTAAGTACGATGAGCGGTATACAAGTTTTCTAGATGCGCGTTTACCTCCAAAGTAATTTAAATTCGCTGTTCGCATCATGCTTATGCGCTTATCGTGAAAAGGAATATAGTGAAACTTTTTTGATTTGTCAACTACTTTTTTAAAATATTTTTAAATTATTGGTTTAATTGAAGAAACCTTCCGGAGATCCGAAAGAATCTTCACTCCCTAGATTAAGTTCTCCCTTCTTCCTAGCTACTCGGCTACGAGAATCCGGCGTAAGCCCAAACCTTTGCAGGAGCGTATCAACTTGCTTCTCTGCTTCCATAACAAGTTTCGCTGTAGGATTGTTTTTCCGAATACCTGTTGGGGTAATATACGTCTCGCCGCCTTGGGCTTTCAGATCCCTGCGGAGTTTAAGCATCCTATTCACCGCATAAACTAAGAGTTCCAAAGCCAGAGAGTATTCAGCATGGTCAAGCCCCTTCTGCGCGATAACATCAGCAATCGTATTATAAATGTCTTCCGAGGACATCTTGTCCCAATTGATTTTCCTCAGCGGTCCTTCCGCCAACGGAACGTCCACTCCATGCTTCGTAGAATTGTATGTACCATCTTGCTTATGCGCTTCGATGGATTTTGTTTGGCGTCGCAATGTTTTTCTCCTTTTTTTATGTTAAATTTAGTAAAAATTTTAATCCATAAACGATTTTTTGTCAATAGTTTTATTAAAATTTCGTTTAAAAAATTTACATGAATAATTACAACCGGATAAAAGCTCAGAAATCGAAAAAAATGTTTTTTTGAG